TAGTTGTTTCCTTAAGAGCATTAACCACGGGCTCTGGTGCTTTTTCTTCTGGTAAAACACATTCAACAGATTGTTCTTCTACCTTCTGTATAGGTTCCGATATTTGGAATACTGCTTCTTCAGGTTCGATTGTTGGTTCAGGTTCCGGCTCTTCTTTCTGAACAACCGGCTCTTCGGGTACCGTTACTGTTGGTTCCGGTGCGCTCTTCGCTCCGAATAATGCTGCTCGTTTTGTAGCATACTTTGCAGCGTATTTCGTCTTTGTTAATCTCTTTCTTGTTTTGCCCATTGTAAACTCCTTTGTTTAGGCTTGTATAATAAATAGTCCACACAATAGAAAACCCCAAGCCATAAGACTTGGGGTTGCTTCTATGATAAGGCGAGCTAATTGCTTATTAGGCGAACGCTGGTGTGGTCGCTGCAGAAATGAATCCCTGAACGAGCCACCTTGTATTGTCCTTGTCGTAGACTACATCTACCCAGGAACCTTGCTCTGTGTCCGCTGCGAGGGTCAACACATCATCATCAGTGGTAACACCGTCAGCCTTTATCTGATCCGTATCCCCTGCGGCATCGTCGTCGTCCCACGTTACCGCGCCCTGGAAGGCGTCGGCTGCTGCGGCGGTGATCGTCACCGTGCCGCCTGTAACGTCGTCGATAATCCAAAACGAGTATCTAGTCCCGTTCTCCGGATCAGTTGGCAGGGTGATGGCTACCGCGCCGCCTGCGTCGATTGCGTAAAGTTCCCCACTCTCATTTTTTGAAATCGTCTTGCTAGCAGTTACAACCTCTAATCTCGCTCTGCTTGCTGAATATGCTGCTCTTCCTACTTTAGCCATTTTTAAAATCTCCCTTTAATATATAAAAGCATTTCGCCTTATCACTTGTAGTAAATAGTTTAACAGTTTAGAAAAAGCCCCCCAAATCAATGGGGGGCGATTCTTTTAGTTATCGGGACCTATTAAGATCCTGCCTCACCTAAGAGACCGCGAACGATAACAAGACCATACATATCTGGTCGAACCATTTTCTTCGCGTAACGGGTCATAACACCCTTACGTGGCACGAAATCTTCCGTACCGAAAATGGTCGGTGTGACCTGTAGAGGTACATATGGGGCGTATACATAGCCACTCTCAAGGAATGAACTACCCTTACGTCCAACTAGGATCACGTTTCTTGGGAAATAAGGATCAACAAAGACCTCAAACTTCTTAGAAAGTGCGCCGACCTTTACAGCACCGATATCACCCTTGTCTTGATCAGCAGTTACGCTTGCGCGGAAACCACTGGTGAATTCAAGAATGTTGGCCACTTCTGGCGAGCAAACAACGAAGTTTGCGCCACCGCGAAGCGTCTTGCGGTGAATCTGAGCACTAACATCATTGATAGTCTCGATGAGAGTCTCATACCATTCACTGACAGTACCAGTGAAGTCAGGAGCAGCAGATGTTGCCCCAAGCTCATTACCATTACTGTCAACAAACAAACCAGGAGCACGACTCCAGTAGCGAGTACCAGCTTTTGCACCTACGATAAGATCACCGAGAATTTCCTGATCGATTTCTAGAGCAATCTGCTCCGAAAGAATACCAGTCAACTCAACTTCTGCATCAAGGTTGTGATAGGCATTGAGATCTTGTCCCAATTCCGGTGACCACTTAGCCTTGAGCTTCTTTGTGATAGCCGTCACAGCGATACTGTCGACCTTGATGTCGATTTCAGGTATACGTTGCTTATTGGTGCTCGATCCGACCTCGCCAGTAGCGTCATCCGGCTCTTCAAGCCCCCATGTGTCGTTGCCAACAATCGAACCAAGAGCGTCAGCTGCGCCTGCGCCTGCGCCGCCGCCTTCAAACTTATCTGTACGTGGATACGTAATAGCAATGGTATCAAGACCTTCCGGGAGTTGCTCATCGGCTGCGCCGTGGAAAACCAGCTTAAGATTGCCAGAAGAGTCCAGAGCAGTCAGTCTTCGCACCAAAGTACCACTAGCACCTTCTGCGCCCGAAACAACGGTAAGAGCCGTAAGGGCGTTTCTGTTAAGATCAGCAGGTAGTGCAGAAGCAGAAACCATCACGACAGCGACCTTTTCGGTCGAAGTGGCTGCAAGGATATCCGGGTCAAAACGAATAGCTTTCTTTTGATTCTCCGATAAGGCGGAAATTGTAACTGCGCTATTTCGTCCAAAGCTAGAATTTTCACCCAGTTGACCAGCAGTCCAAGTACCGGACCCAGTAGGCGAAGTGTATCCCGTTCCGAGATCATAGAACCCACCAGGACCGGTGCGGTCTGACGGAGCAAGATTCACACCACCAGTGATTTGACGACCGATGACGTTGCCGCCATAAACCGACTCACCGGGGGAGACACCAGCCTTCTCGTGAGTATGCGTAAAGTCAAGGAAGAAGATGAGACCACTTGGTAGGCTCATCGGCTGTACCGAGACTAGATCATTAGCAATCAATCCACCGAATACTCGACGAACGATTGGAAAAGCAACTGCTGCGAAGCCTTCGACATCGCCAGCTGCCATTGAAGAAGCCTCACGTAGAAGCTCCTTGGCTTGGTTCTCAAGAAGAACCGCCATATTATTTTTAGCACCATCATTACCGAGACCCTCTAAAAGACCAGTCTTTTCCCACTTGTTGAGAATAGCTGCGCCCTCTCTAGAGACATCGCGTTGAATAATGCCTTCAGTTAATTTTTGTAAAACAGACATTTATAGTAACCTCCTATGTTTTTTTAATTCCAGCCAAACGCTGAAGTCGCGCTGAAAAGGGGTCTGTAGAATCTTTTTCCCTATTTCGTTGCGAGTGAATAAGCAATGAAGAATTTCTATTAACTGCTTCGCTAAGTGATTTCGGCACAGAACGTTTTTCTGTACTTCCCACGGTGCTTTGAAGTGTTTCATAAATAACCTTCGCTTCCTTAGTCGATTCGGCCTTAGAAATCGCTTCGACAATCTTTCTTTTTTGTCGCTCATTCAGGGAGGAATTTTCAAGTGCCTTGTTGATATACAAGAGTTTCGCATTTGAAACATTTACCATATCAACCTTCTCTTTTAAAATCATTACTGCTTCCATAAACTTGCTATTTTCTTCAGCAAGTTTTTCTTTTTGATCTGTGTTTTTCTTAAGGGATTCTTCTAATTCTTTGAGTCTCGACCTTAAGGCTTCGTTTTCTTCTTTGACTTCATCATCACTTTCTTGGGCGAGAGCCATATCAGCATACTCTTCCATCTGACTCTGCGGTGTACCGGCGGAGCCGCTCATCTTGGGATCGATGTCGACTTTGATTCTTTCTAATATATCTTCCAACAAGGATTCATCAATCTCAATATCCATTTCCTCGTCTATCTCTTCCGACTCTTCAGTCAAAGGAGAAACTGCTTCGGGAGCAGCTGCTACAGCAGGTTCAAGGTTTTGAGCCACCGTTTCGTGAGAAACCTGATCAGGTGCGAGAACATCCGATGCGTCCTGTCCAGTTTCAGATTCCAAATTGTCTATCTGTTGTCGGAGACCATCCAAATCCAATTGAACGATGTCGGTGTCGCTTACCGGTCCGGCAGAATCAGGAAGGTCTTCTTCGAGTGCAGGCGGGACCTGAGCCAAAGAAGGATCTGTCGCTGCCTCCATATCTGGTTCAACAGGAGAATCCTCCGCAAATTCGTCTTCTTCTGCGAAGGGATCTTCTTCCTGCTCTAGCAAAGCAGAAACCGCTTCCTTTATTTGATCTGAGTATCTTTCAACAACTATTGCTTCTGCATTTTTGATTGCTGATTCTTTGAGTGCTTTCGCATCAACTATCGCTTGTTCTAACATGGATGACATACATTTACCCCTTAAAAAGTAGAAATATTTCTCAAAAGTAATTAGTATTTAAATTTGTTAAATGACAGGAAATTATATTACTCTGCTTTAGTGCGGATGCGGATTGTTGGAACGCCCCTGAAACCCAGTATAAATGGGGGTGGCTGCAGATTTTCTTTTGTGTCTGCTCCCTGTTTTGTGGCTATCGGGGTGTATTGACGTTTTACGTCAAAAGTTTTGATTATGTAATCTGATGATTTTTTAATATTAGACCTTGCCATGATAGTCTCCTTAAAAAGTTGAAAGCAAGGCGTAAGCCCTGTTCCCTTCAGAACCATCATTGGCAACAGTTACCCTGATTTTATCAACACCTGCAATCTCAATTATTCTAGTCATGGCTGCAGCGACGATAATGGACTGGGTGCCAGAGCCCGGCCCGCCGTCGGCGTCTACCGCTTCAACCAACTCGGACCACACACCTGTGCCGTGATAATAAACCTCTACCTTGGTAATGTTAGCGGTACCATCACAAACAAGATGTAAGAATCTTTGATTTTCTGTAAAATATGCGGTAGTGCTAGTAATATGTGTAGTACTGCTTGCGCCGTTTACATTCTTTGGTCTGCGGGTTCTACCCCAACTTGCATGGGTATGAAATCCCGAACTTGTACTTTGTGCCATCTTTTAACTCCTTAATTATTAAACTTAGCATTATGCTTGTTTGTTATTTCGCGAGAAACTTTTAACTTTCTCTCACGTTTTCTCTTTCTCTTAACTGAAGGCTTTTCAAAAAATCTTCTTTTCCTAACTAAATCCAAAATCCCATTTTTCTTAACTTTTCTACAAAACTTTTTAATTAATCTTTCGTTTTCACTAGCATACCTAGTATTCGCTTCGACTAACACATGAATTGGTCCTTTTGACATTACGCCCTCACTTTCATAATAACTTTGTCCACGCTTTTCCGGCGACCGACAAAAGTCCGTCTATATTAACCCCGGGGTCACCAGGGGCATAGGAAGATAGCGGACTCGATGGGGTGGGAGAACCTCCGACAGACCCACCTTTGGACAGCGGCTCTGTACTTTCGAAAACATCTACTCCGTTATAAGCGTCCTTTGATATCGCTGCAAATAATTTCTTCTTTGTTTCTTTTATCTTTTTGCTTTTTCTCTCTTCTAACATCCCGTCACTTGTTCTCGACTCAACAATTGGTTGAGCTTGAGGCGTTGTAAGCCCACCTACAACTTCCGTGATTATACCAGACAGCACCCCCTCTTCGAAGATGACTTCCTTTATGCATTGTTTAATCAACGGTTTGAGTATTTCTCTTAATTCGCTCTTCTTCATAATTTACTCTTTAATGATGCTGTTCAGCAATCTGTTAATCTTATCAGCTTTTGTAAAAATATTTGATCTTTCTTTGGCTTCTGTCACCATAAAGGCACCAGGTGTCGAAGGATCAGAAACCATATCAAAACAAATCAATTGAAAATCGTCTTCCACTATCGTTAACCCATTCTCCTGCCTTGTCGAACCCATTCCTCTAGAAGAAATACCAAGAGGGATGCGATTTTGAACAAGATTTCGAAGAATGTTGCCAGAAGGAGTGTCGAGGACTTCTATCTTTCCCATACACTTGTTACCATCCATATATATATTTGTCACCAGGTGCGAAACATTTATCAAATTCACAACTGAAGTATCAGGATGATCTAATTCGCCCAATGCTCTTCTCTCATCTACCATCTTGCGATAATTATTCACTTCTCTCTCTAAGATGGACTGGGAATAAACTCTATCGTTATGATTCTTGGTTTCGGCCATTTGCATAACGCCCGATAGAATTATAGCACCATCGGCGACGCGGCGTTTTTCATCTTCCGTAAGAAGGTCTTGGCATATGCCACCTTCACAAAGTTCATAATATTCTCTCAATAGTTTCATGTCTCTCCTTGTGCGGGGGCCACCCGCTTCGACCAGGATCCCTTGCAACAATTAGCTACTGGGCGGATATACCACCTTATAGTGACAAACGGTTTCACAGTCTACCTCCTAGTGCGCACGCCGTTATTGCGATTTAATGAGCGCGTTTGAATCTTGATTCCCTTATGATCTAACCTAACTCCATCGTCGCCAAATAACATATTCAAAACGTAACTTGTTCCAGAACTGAGACAGCCCAGGAGCATACCAGTAACAAGATAATTATCAAAAGTAAATAGTGTTGTGTAACCGTTTAGAGCCCATAAAAGAACGCCCACCCAGAAACCCACACACATAGGGCAAGATATGAGTTCCTTCATAAATCCCCTAGTGGGGCGGAGCTTGTCCAGTATTTTTGCATATACCAGAATTTGTGTTAACCCGTAAGAACAAAGCACAAAATATAGTAGATTCACTTATCCTCGCTTTCTCTAAGAATTGAATACATGTATTGGTAACCATACGGTCTAACACGATGATCCAGAGATCCCTTACTATCTGAATGGGGTACTTCTCCCAGCTCTGTGCTGTCTTCTTCGTCAGGGTCGAGCATATGAGTCATCATATCGTAGTTTAGATGCTTGCGAGCCTTAATATCGGGTTCTTCCTCTCTTAGAAACAGACTAGTCGCGAAAATAGCACTTTGGACCGAGTCTATACCCTCTAAAATAGAATCATAAATTTTAGCTTCCATTGAAGAGAACACGTTACCCGATTGGACACTCGAAGGGTCTATTACACCCTTTGTTCTCAAGAATCTATAAAACCTATCCTGAACAGGATAAACTTCCCTTTCCATTAGCTTCTTTGGGAATGTTGTTATTTTGCTTTTTGCTGGAGATATCACTATATCTACCAAATCATGATCGAATATCATGATATCCCCGTTCAATGCTCGGCGAGCAATTAACTCTACAGATACAGCGTCGGGTTCTTCTGCAATTATTTGTATTTTTATGTTGCCTGAAGGGGCTGTTTCCGATACTCCTTCAGTAGGGACTATTTTTATTTTAACCGTCATCTCTTTCTAACTCTTCTACTAAACTTTGTATTTTCAGCACCTCTTCGATCATCACTATGTCGATCTCTTTGTCTCTATAGCTCTCTAAAAGGCTCAAAACCTTTCCTGTTTTGGCTTCCATTTCTTTATCAGAAGAAACTGCCGAATGGCTCTCCATGGAGCGTATTTTTTCCTTAAGAGTCCCTATCTCTTCATTCATGATGATTTTTAACTCTAGTCCGCCATCTACAAAAGATGTGACGTACTTTGTCAACAACGTTTTTTGACTCTCATTGAGCTTGTTTTGGTACCTTTCATTAAATCTTTTCACGAAAGACTTATAAACTAGGTTATCTATGGGATCCTTTGTTTCTTTTTTCTCGGGCTCTTTTGTCAATGCCTCAACAACCTTCCCTTCCAAGAGAACCTTGTCCTTGATTCCGATAGAGTCATTAAACATCGAATAAATACTGGCCAGGTTCTTGTAATTTGGAACAAAATTAGCGAAAACAGAAGTACCCAAAGTCTTGTTTATCACCCTGATGAGAGAACTCTGCTCTCTGAACACTTCTTTTTTGCTTATCTTGGAATACGCAATTTTCGCTTCAATGATCATCTTCTCTGCTAAGTCTCTTTCCAGTCCATGAGTTTCATAAAGTGGCTTAAAAACCTTAAGCTCTTGCTTCAAAGAAGAATCTTTCGCAAAGTGCTCTTTAATTATCCCCTTTATTATCTTCATTTTATTTTTATCGTTCTTGATAGCACTTTTTGTCAACTCTCGAACAAGTGCCTCGTAAACAAATGCGGTGTTTCTTTTCTTATTGTGTTTTAGTCTCATTCTTTCCCCTCTTTTCAAGATCTTGAATCAGTTTCCTCACATCAGAATTAATTTCTGTGATTAAAATTTCTTCCCTATCATAAGTAGATTCCTGTTCTTCGTAAATGCCCCTAGATAATGAAGTCAACCCTGCTAAACTATCAAAACCCTTCAAGGTGTTCCTTCTAGTCGACGAAGCCACCTCTCCTGCGTACTGACCCTTGTAAGAGCGTTTACGTGCGCCAGAGGGTCTCTTATCGACCTTAGACGCGGTCTTAGCATACTCTTTTCTACGATCCGACTTCGTTCTACCTCTCTTGTCTGTCCAGATGTCGTCGTCTCTTTTACCAGGAGCCGCTAACAACATGGAGTCATCTTCTGGGGGCTCTTCGCCGCCTTCTTCACCTCCAAGTTCTGGCTCCAACCCGGGTGATCCCTCACCGCCAGGTTCGAATTCGGAACCCTCTATATCATCCATTCCGGTTGACGGCATTATTTCTGCCTGTTCCATTTCTCCAGCTGTTTCTAGCACAGCCTCAAATTTACGATCATAAAACATTTCACGTTGATTCCTGATGAATTCTTCTTCAGAAAGATTGAACACCTTCGTGGCTATCCACCTCTTGCTAAAGAATCCTTCAGTTGCTCCAGAAGCAGTTTCGAACTTAACCTTCCAGTGCTCTAGCTCTTGCAATTCTGCTATCTTTGATGGATTTGCTAGCTTCAAAGAAAACGATGTTAAATCTTCTCCGCGATATCCCAGTATATAAAGGTGCACTATTCCAATTTTTTCAAGCTCAGTTATAACAGACCTCTGCAGCCTGTTGACGGTTCTCGCGAATCTAATATCTTTTTGAGCCAAAGTTGTTTTATCTTCTTCGGACCCTTCGGTTTGTGAAAGATAAGATGGCGGGATCTTCAATGCTGAAAATAACTTGTCTCTTAAGTACTTAACATCATCAATGTCTCCCGTATATGTCCCACCAGGCAAACTCTCAACCCGAGAAGAAGCATCCCCTCGCACTGGAATGAAATAATCTTCGTCTACAGACATCGGATTATAGCGGAGGTCGACACGACCGGTGTTTGGATCGACGACTTGGTTCCTCTTCATCTGAGTCATGACCTTTTGCATATATTGCTCTACGTCCTGTGGCGGTATACTGCCGACATCGATATAAAAAACTCTTCGTTCGGGCGATCTAACAATGCGATAGGCCATCATTGCGTCTTCCAAGAGGGTTAATTGACGCCAGATTCTTCGTGCGGGTTCTAGTGCAGAAGTCCCATATGGAGCGTGCTTATCATTTCCCAATATTCTGAAATGTGCCATTTGCCAATTCTCAAAAGTCATTCCTGCGGAATTCCACTGAAACTGGACGTAATTTGGATTAGTTTTGTCTTCCCCTTCTAGCCTTTCTACTTCTTGGGTCGGCAAACCAATAACACTTTGGATACCAATGGTTTCATCCATATCCAAATATAAGAAAAAGTCCCCATACTTGCACATTGTGCGACACCAACCAAATAAATTAAATTCCAAATTTAATATATTGTGATACAAAGAATCTAAAATACTTTTTATCTCGTCATTAGGGCAATCAATAGTGAGTAGCGGTTGCAAGTTGGTAGATGTCGTCATCTCGTCGGCATATATATCCAAAGCTGAAGCAATCTCTGGTGTGTATTCCATTTGGTCAAAATCAACATATCGCTCCAAACGATTTTGATTTTGCATGACGTTCGCCATCAAGTTATCGAAAGGGTTGTATTCCGTCTTTTTGAATTGTTGCCCACTGGCAGAGCGAAATCTGCGAGAGTACTTATCTAGTTGTCTTCTTCTTAATCTTCTGGCGGTTTGTGTTCTGTAAGTTACTAGCGGTCCAGATAACAATTTTGTTAACTTCTTAAAAAGTTCGTTTTGGCTATTTACAGGATTTTTTGTATTTTTGTTTTTTCTGGCCATTTAATTTATCCTTTGAAGAGCCACGGAAATTGTTCGTATTGACTCTTTGTTTTCTCTATTTTATCAAATATGCTCTTATTTTTATAGCTATTTTGACCTGGAATTGTAGTATCCAGTCTAGAATTCGTTACAATCATAGAATCCAGACAAGCTTTTTTATATTCCGTGTTTCTCTGATTTTCCACCAATGCAGTATCCCTTATCCAACAACCAATTGAGCATGCCATAACCAGATCATCATTATAGCTTCTCATTGCTTCAGGTTTGCCGTTATTCCATATAAAAGTCTTCATTTCATTAAGAAGACGCGCAGAATATATTTTAATTAGTTTGTTCCTTACGAATTCCTCCATCTTAGCGATAACTAATGGTCTAGTTTTAGAAGAAGTGGTGAATCCTGCGACGGCATTTGATTTATTTTCTGCCTGTATCTGGTCTATGTATTCATGGGTAGATTTTATCGAGTGGTAAATATTGGGATAATTCTTTTCTCTAAGCTTCTCTAAAACAGAATATCCTACCGAATTGTTTTCCACTGTTATCATGCAGCTGCCGTACTCTTTTCCAGCATTCAACAAAACATCTGAAAAGACATCGGGCGTTACTTTTCCCTGATATTCTGCGATGATCTCCATTGTCGCCAACTTAATAAGATGAAAAACTGAATAGTCTCTTCCATCACCTCGTGCCACATCGGCACTTATCATATAATCACTATCGTGCTTATACTCTTCCCAAATCCAATAATTTCTATCAAACCCAGTTCTATACTTGGGTTCTCTTACCATGTTTTCTACCCAGGCAATGTCCTCTCCATGAAAGACAGTCTCTCCAGACATATTAAAATTACATTCTAATTCTTGTGCGATTTCGCGTCTGGACATATTTCTCGTTTCTTTTTCAAACCACGTTCTATCTCTATCCGGGTGCCTATCCCACGGAAGTTTAGTTGATTTAAAATCGTTGATTGACTGCTCCGCCTCCATATAAGCTTTGTGAAACCAATTGCCAACACCATTTGGTGTTGATAGGGCGATACAGCGGCCGCCAGTAGAAAGAGTGGGATACAGCCCAGTCCAAAGATCGTCTAATCCGTCTACGTGAGCGGCCTCATCTACAACCAATAAAGAAAGAGCCTCTGACCGTCCAGCGTCACCACTAGTTGAAGATGCCTTTATTTGAGACCCGTTTGACAACTCAAAAGAAGTTCTGTTGTCAATTGTAACGTGTGCGATAGTTAACCATTCTGGTATATTTTTTAAAATATTTTTAACTTTTTTCACTAAATTGGATGCAGTTGAGAATTTAGTTGCGATAACGAGAACGTTCTTTTCTCTATGGAAGAGCATCATCCAAACGACATAAGCAGCAGTTATTGTAGATATTCCTAATTGTCTGGCTTTTAAAATGACGTTAAAACGATTGTCTAGGAAGTCCTCAACCAAATCTTCTTGAAAATCATATAAATGAAACGGAATTAGCCCTTTTTGTGGATGGGTAATGCGAGCGTAGCTATTAATGAAATAAACAGGATCCTTGCCACACTTAACAATCTCCCGCATTATTTCCTTCTTGGTTAACTGGAAAGACATTTCCTACTTTAGATTTTTGTTTCTAGCACCAGTTTCCATATTAAACGGATCGAATGGTTTATAATTATCTTTTTTAGATTTATCGTTCTTGGCGCGGGGGCTCTTTTTACCAAGTTCAAGAAACTTCTTAAAAGTGTCGTCTAGACGATCCTTACTTCCGTCTTTTGCGCCGTCCAGACCCCTCAGTGGATTGCCGCCTATTTTGTAGTGCTTCTTAGCAGTGACGGTTGTTCTAACGCTGGAGATGTATTGTACAAGAACATCTATTTCGCCTTCCTCCGTTAAAGAAAGAGTGTTTTTGGTCAACTTTTTATATTCCTTTTTAATAAATTTGACAACGTCATTTATCATTGATTCGATATTAGACTCAAAATTATTCTTGTGGACATCTTTTAGTTTAGGGTCACACTGATATGAGACGCAGATTTTATCCCCATAAAACCGCACAGAAAACCCATCCATAACTCTAGAATCAATTATCGGGTCGCCCTCTTCTCTTTTAAGACCCAACTCAACACGATTGCCGTCGGAGTCAGTCGCGCCGTCATGTGTGTTTGAGCATACTTGAGATATACCGTTTATGATGTTTAATATAGTAGCCATTTAAAATCCTCGCTTTATACTAAATAGTAGTTTCATTTCATAATTGCCATAGTATTCTTATCCGGACGCCAACCTGACCTCCATCGTGCTTCACGTCCTTCAACGTAGTGAATGTAGCAATCAAAACAACATTGAAACTTGCTCATATAAAGGTCGTCTTTCATTGCAAAAGAATATTTTACACACACGGGACACTCTCTATTGCTCTCTTTTTCTAGAATTCTTTTAGAGATTAAAATGCCACCTTCTGTGCGCTGTCTCTCTGATTCTCTTTTCTCTGTTTCTCGTGAATAAAATTCTTTTAAATCCTTCAGATATTTTTGTTCCTTTTCCTTGTTCCATAACTTCTTTGGATTCTGAATTGCTTCTTCGCCGTATTTTTCACTTATAGCCTTTTCTAACTTTGCGACGTAATTCGGATCATCGCTCATTTTAGAAACTCGCTTTTAAATCTATTGCAACCCAACTAATAACTATAGTGATGGCAACTCCGGTAACGAAACCTCCCGCAGCATACCACATTCCCTTGTTGGTCGGTCTGTCCATTGCGATTTTGCCAAGCTTAAGATTTTCTTCTTTTAAAGCAAACAAAACTTGCTCGTGAGATTCTTTCAATGATATTATATGAGCTTTCAAAAGCTCTATCTTTAAATTAAATTTTGCTTTTTCCTGTGTGATTTTTAATTCTGACACCAACTCGCACCTAGCCTTCGCCCTAGAAGCAGCAGTCAACAAGACCATATTTGCTTCGTCGTCGTAACACCAAGCACCCGAGTCGGCATCTGGAAAGTTTACTGGAAGCTTCCCCCCGGGCGGGATGTAGATGTAACTGCCCACTACGCCTTCGACCGGCTGGGCACACACAGGAAACACCAGAGCAGAGATTAGAAGACATACTATTATCTTATTCAATATTTTCAAAACCGAACTCCTTTTCAATCATTTCTTTAATCACTTCCGGGTTACTTTTAGACTTTACAATCATTTCTCTCACCACCCTTTCGTGATCTTTCTTAAGGGTCTTTTCCCTCTTTGCAAATTCCTTTTCAATTTTAGAGATTGTCTCGTTGTATTCGCTGATGAGGTCGTCTCTCTTAATAATTTCCTTGTTATGGGCATCTTTAATCGCCGAGATTTGGTCCTCATAAGACTTCGATCTAGCCTCCATAACCTCTTTCGCAGCATTGAAATCCTTTCTTGCGAGTACCCAAACCAATATAGACCAAGCGACCAAGAGGGGAACAACCCAATAGGTTTTTAACCACACCCAAACCTTTTTTAGTTTAAATAACGCTGCCATTGTCACCACCAGGTCCATGTTTCCACTGAACGGCCATATCTACCAAAGCTTGAGTCCCTATGTATGCTAGAGTGATCGCTGTCCAGTTATCACTAGTAACCACACCATAAGCACACAATACTGTTGCCGTTACCCAAGCAAGAAATTTTCTAGATATAAATTTTTCTGTATATTTATCCGCGAAAGCCTTTATCTGTGTCACCATGATACCCTCCTATACGTTGACATGAGCAAAACCAGATTTTCTCTCGATACTTATTTGCATGTCCACACAGTCTTTGAGGGTATCCAGATGGGAAATGAGAAGCACAGTTTTAAAATACCCCTTAACCATATCTAGAATCCTGACAAATCCTTCCATGTTCTCTTCATCCAAAGCAGTACCAGGTTCGTCTAATATAAATAGGTCCGATTTTGGTAAACTCGACACAGTTAAGAAAGCTAAACGAATAGCCATTGAAGCAATCGTCTTTTCAGCTCCGGAGCCCATTTCTAATGGTCGCGGGTCGTGTTTTGGATGCTTTATGAAGATATCCAACTTTTTATCATCGTTTTGAATAAAAATCTCAAACTCAACAATATTAGTTAATATTTTAGCGATCTCCTGATTTATGATGGGTAGCCGCTCCTTAATAATATCATACGAAATACCGTTTGCATGAGAACAAGTCATAAGAAGATCATAAGCTGCAAAGTCTGTTGCTAACGTTTTGTATTCCGCCTGTTGTTCGCCTAATAGTTTTAATCTTTCCTCTAGAGAGCCGTGAGATTTGTGAAAAGACAAGGTATCCTCATAACATTCTTTATATTCCTTCTCCTTTTTGGAGAGGGACCTTTTAATTTCGTTTCTCTTTTTTATTAGAATTTCTAAATTTTCAATCACCTCGCGATTGTCTTCGTAATCTTTTTCCTTTTCCAAAAGATCTTTCAAAAAAACATTTGCCTGGATTAGGGCAGTTTTGCCTTTGGCCATTTCGACTTGCAAATCTGCCATTCTATTCGCAGTAATGTTTTTCTTGTCTAAAAGCTGATTGTATTTGTCAATATGCTCTTCTATCTTCTTATAATCAATCTTTCTTATCTCTGCGCCTGTGTTATTAATGCTAATAGAAGTATCCTTTATGCTTCTTTGCGAAATCTGTATTAAATCAATCGCCTTGTAAGCATCCTTTATAAACTTACAATGAGAGTACTCAGAACCACATGGAACCTCCTGTAAGAGTCTCTCTTTGTCGTGATATGTGTTCAGCTTTTCCGACTTCCGCTTCATCTCCGAAAGAAAATTAGAGAGCTGCTCTTCCTTTTCTTCGTAAAGGTCCTTTTGCTCCAAACATTCAGCAATATCAAAGTCCTTCAAAAAATCTTCCATTTTTAAATAAAGTGATTGATCATCCTTTAGCTTTTCCTCCTTAATATTTTGGTTATTTGAAATACTTTTAATATTACTTTTTTTATTTCTTATTTTCTCCTTCAAAGAAACAATATCAATTATTTCCGCCGGTACAGAATCTATCTTTTCCTGCAAAGACTTTATTTCTTCCCCCATATCTGCGGTGTCTTCTTGGAGGGTCTCGCAAATTGCCTTATTCCTAACAATCGCTAGTTCACTTTTGATAATCTTATTCTTTACTTCCTCTATCAAAGATTCATAATCTATATCTTCTAGCTTTTTAAGAGCACCTTTAGTCAGAGAGCTATCCTCTTTTGCCATCTTAAATTTCTTTTCAAATATCTCCAAGTCAAGGAACTTCGCTAAAATTTCTTTTCTTTTTGTAGACCCCTCGTTTATAAACGCAAGAGAGTCCAGTTGGCTTGACATAGATGTCAGCAAAAAATCATCAATTGACCCAAAATATTTTCTAACATTCTTGTCGGTATCCTGGCGGGATGTGCCGTTCAAGCTTGTTACGTTTCCCAGCAAATCCACAGAACTAAATTCTAAATTTGTTTTAGCTTCCAAGGTTTCTTCGCCCTTAAGTTTTTTAATATACTTCTCAGATGTTCTTTCAGCAGAATAAATCGTGTTATCAATCTCTAGAGTGGCGCGTGATAAGCACTTGTCCTTATTTTGGTTAATAATGTTAAGATTTTTACGAACAGACTTCGAAGAAGAATTGTAAAGAGCGTACAAGAGAGAATCAACAATTGACGACTTGCCTGAAAAGTTTTTTCCAAAAATCCCAACAATACCCTCTAATTTCGAAAAATCTATCCTGTTACCTTCGCCGTAATTAAAGAGATGATCCCATTCAAGCGACTTTAAACTCCAGCTTATATTGCGATAAGTGTCTTCTTGGCGTTCAATATCTTTATTATACTTTGAGTTTAAGTCCAGCACCCTGTTTAACACTTCTTCTGAAACTTGAAAATCTTTAAGATAATCCTTTATTAAGTCCTCTTGTGTCTTTATGTCTCTCAGGTCCTTCTTCGCAAATCCCGAAGCAGATTCTAAAGATATCTTTTGCCCAGCGGCGCGGTTAAGATAGGTCACAGATTCTGGATTGTGTCTGTACTTAATGATTTCTACCGCTTTTCTCATCTTATCCAAAGAAACATTATTATCAGAAACGATTCTTAAACGTGCTCCAGACGGAACGCTTATCTTTCTAGGCAAATTGCCCTTCTTGGTAAGAGGAATGGTAATGAACGGCTTTGGATTATCAAATGCAATATGACGTGTAGTAAACGTTTCTTTATCTTCGATGTCCCAAAGTAAATATCCCTTATCTAGTGATTCTCCAAAGTTCTGCTGGACTGTTGATCCAGCATACCATACACGACCCTCCTTGTCTAGATTCTGCGTCTTGTGGATATCGCCAAGCAAAGCGAAATCAAAATTATCAAAGATCCCAATATCATGATCACCCCCCAATGTCCAGTCTAAGTCAGTCTTAGACTTATCTATCGCCCCATGATAAAGAGCAATATTAATCATTTCAGTATTCGTCGGTTTTATCCAATTTTCCTCATCAAAAACAGAAAGAATATTTAAACAAAAATTCTCATCCAAAACAACTTCTCTGGCATTCTTAATTAGGTGAAGATTGGGAGATTTTAATGCTTTAACAATCGGAGTTAAAGCATCTTGCCTACTACTATTACGTAAATTGCCGTCATGATTCCCTAAAATTATATAAGTCGGAGCAATATTGCTTAAATTCTCAAAGAAATCACGGCACAGATCAACAAATTCTGGTGATATTTGTGTCTTCGTATGAGCGATATCGCCGCAATGAATAATATAATCGACGTTTTCTTCCTTTAGGGAAGAATAAAGTTGCTTAAAAATTTCTCGATATTCAAAATGATATTTCAGATTCCTGATGTGTGTGTCCGCAATATGCGCAAAACGCATGTAACCTCCAATGCTTCTTAACTTATATTATAGTATACTTTGACAAGGAAGTCAAATGTTTTCTTGATTTAGAAATTTAACAAATCTAGATAAGAAAACTCGTTGGTCACTCAAAGGTAGGTTTTTGAATTCTTGGATAAGATTGTCAGCCATTTCTTTTCCGACGGTGGCTTCTTCCGCGATGGTCATTCGTTCTACTTCTTCACGAATTATTTTCTTTAATTTTCCTTTAGTAATTTCCATATTGTAGTAGCCTCCCTAAAACTTTAAACACTGATATAAATAGTGTATCGAATCAATAATGGTAGATTCTTTCTTTCTCCTGTCGAATTCTGCTTTTGTCATGCTTCCAACATCTTCATAAGGAGAAACGTCTATCTTATGTACCTTTATATCATATTCCAGAAGAGAATTAATTATTCTTTTCTCTTTCTCTGCTGCATCCGGGTCTAGAGCCATATATACCGTCGCCTTATTCCTCACGATTTTCTCAAACAACGCTGAACCTTCTTTGAGAGTCGAGCCCAATATGGGGACAGCATTGTCTGCTACAATTGCATCAAAGACACCCTCCACTAACACTATAGGAGCATCCCAATCTACATACAAGTCGTTGAATACGATATCACGACTTACTGGCGGGTTCTTATATTTGGGAAATTGCTTCCCGTATGACCTGGCTATAAAGTAATTTAAATCACCGCTCTCATCAAAGGAAGGAATGCAGATCCTGCCCGAATATTCTCCGTCGGGGCAATACCCTATCTTCCATCTCAAAATGTCCTTCCTTGTTATGCCACGAGATCTTAAATAAGAGTGCGCGTGCCTAGAATTAAATGATTTGTCACGACCCGTTAAAGTAACGAAAGATTCCGGAAGAGAAACCTCATCCCTCTCTGGGACGGCTGGTGAAAGGAATAAATCTTCGAAAGACGAAATATCAACACTACCGTCTATCTCAGCCCACTTCGAATGACTGGACAGGGTTCCATATCTTTTAACAAGATTTGCTATTTTGAGTCCAGAATAATCACAGACCCAACACTTAAAAACACCCTTGTCTAAGTTAATGGAAAGTTTTCTCTTTTCATGTTGGCATTTAGGGCATTTAAAAAGATGTTCTGACCCCGACTGGTAGTACCTGCCAAGGATATCTTTTAAGATTCCGAGTTTTTCTCTTTCCACGTGATTAGTCCCGATTTTGCGATAACCCAACTATCTGCTCGGTCATAAACACCGGGCTTTGGATTATTAAACTTAGTATATTCTACCTCAAAATCAGGTATGTTGTCAAGGATAAACTTCAATACTTTTTCTTTTGCCTTCTCTCCGCGAGAAACCTTAATGCCACATATTTTCCTTGCAGCTGTTGCCTTGAAATATTCTGGCTTCACACCTAGCATTCTAAACGCTGCCCAAGAAACCATCCCGTTGAATGTCTGCAAAGTTGACATTGTTTTAGCGGAAGACCCACCAGAGTTAAAAAACATGAACGGTTCTTCTATGTATATCTTTTTCACTTTATGTCTGAGTGCTATCTCCAAGAGCCACAAACGGATACCGCTCGCCTTATCAAACAAATCCTTAAAACGCTTCTTGTCCCTCATATCCCAAGCCTCACAAAAAACTATCTCGCCATTTTCGTCTAGAAGGGTCGCCCCCGTTATACTCGTAGAAACATCTAATCCTAATATCATTTTATGTGACTTTCATATACATGCTGTATATATCTTACCATAATTTCATCCTTTTTTTCATCCAAAGAGTGATACCAATGCCAAGCTGATGTCTCTTTTATTTGTTTTATTTCATTTTTTATGTCTTTTATGTTCTTTTCGAGCGTGTCGATTTGACCTTCTTCTGGTTCTGGTAGTTCAACATCCAAGACTCTTGCAATATCAAATAAATTCAAAAAGTCCTGTTTCTCCATTGCACTCTGTGCTTCTCTAAATAATTGTTTTTTGATATTTGCTTCCACTTCTGGAATGTTTACAAGCTTGTCGGGGTGTGATCTTCTCGCTATTCCCTTATAGATCTTCTTTATACTTTCCGGATGATGTACCTTTCTTTCTTGCTTAATTTTATCATTGGGTACTTTTTCTTTTTTAATTTCCTTCTTCTTTGATACTTTTTCTAAACTCTCTCTCTGTTCCTTTGTTAATATCTCTTTCACTCGTTGATTAAAAGATTCAGAAAAAGATTTTTGGGACTCTTCATAGGTTTTTTTGTCTACTTCTAATTGTGCTCTGAGATATCTGGCCTGCAATATTAGCAATTCGAACTCTTGCCGATGCTTGGCGGACATTTTAAAAATCTAGCTTTATTTTAAAAGTATATTCTCGGTCCTCAGTCTTTCTGACGGGGTTCGCTAATTTTGCTATAGCGATAAGATTTCTATTTTCATCATATATTCCGATCTTCGATATATATGTTTGCTTTTTAAATGATCCGGTTGGATCTGAATACGGAGTATGTTCTAGATTTTTTATTTCCACCTTATCGTATTCTTCGAAGTGAACACTTGAAGTAGAGGGATTAGTATGCTGTCCTTTTTTAATGTATGTTGGGTTAGAAGAATTGTTTAGAACCCCTTTTGGCGCGTGTGTTAACATTGTTATTGTTGGAACGTAATTCACTCCTTCGAAATCGATTACAAAAGTTGACCCGGTCAAAACTCCTGCGGCAGTGCCATCATTTGTTCCAACTCCAAAGTATTTCCATTTTGGGGTATAAGAATCGCTGCCTATATATTTGTCCGTGAAAGCATCGTTGATGTCCCAGGACCCAGTTAGTGCCAAAAACCCTTCGTTATATAACACAACTCCTGCCACCTTACCATCATCAGTCGAGGCGTTATACGTTCCCGATACCTGTATAAGTTCTCCATTTCTTTTCGTGTCTCTTAGTTCGGCGGCCAATGTTCCCGTTACGTAGAATTTAAGAGCTACCGACCCCTTCTTTATCGAGGATCCATAAAAAATAGATGGAATCTCAATAAGGGACATTTCCTGGGTTCCCTTATCCCAATTGACGCCCTTTAAGTTTGTAGACGAAGTGTTGAAAGCATAATGCTCGCTTAAGTGAGTATACTTATCAAAAGTGTTTTTCAACGCTGTAATATATTTTCTATTACCGGTAAGCTTTTTAAACGAGCCAATATCCTCAGTTACATCAACAGTTGAAGCACCAACTGACGCAAAGTATGTTCTTTTAATACTAGATGTCAAAGGGTACTTGCCCTTTATAGTATCTCCATAAGAATATTGGTCTAGACTGTCAAATTCGCTGGTGCTTATCGTCCTAAACGCTGTTCTTGCTCCCCCCTTTGTCACAAAAGGAAAGATAGATCCGCTACCCGGAGGGGCTCCAGACTGGTCGATGGCTCTATCGACGTTCAGCTCATAAAGACTTAGGTACCCCTGAGTTGTTGCATTGACGTTGTTGAATTTTGCTTTAGAATTTTTAAACCCGCTTATATAAACCTTTGAATCAAAGATTACAAAGTTTTGTTGAGGAAAGGTCTTTATCCTATTGTAGAGCAAATCTCCTGATTTGAATCTATAATATGGCATATCACTTTAATAATCCAACCTAACTCTTAAAGTTAGTTCGTTGGTCGGATCTTTTCTCAAAGGTTCTGAGACCTTTGCCGCCGCTAACAATTCGTTATCTGGCGAGTACAATCCAACTGTAGTAATGTAACTTACAGGCATGTCGCTTGGAACATTCTTGACCCTGACTTGACTCTCCGTTAAATAAGTTGGGTTAGAGCTGTAGTTGAATTCATTGTGATGTGCTCTACAGAAATACACTGTTGAGTTAAGCTCTGTAGAGTTATTAAATGAGACATTAAGTATTCTATGTCGCAAAGAATCACAAGCTGTTTGAATGGAAGATCCTGTAAATAGAGAATAGACATCAGAGTGAGCCAATGCTGTTATGTCACTCGTGGCAGAATCTGCGATTTGCCTATGCATCATACAGCTAGCAGAGTTAAGTATGCCGCCTGTCAAGTGATAGACTACTCCGGATGAAGCCGTCACCTGCCTGACTCCAGCGGGTCCGCCGCCGTCGTGGCTTGCTCTAGCAAACATTCTAGCATCTAATACGGCTATGCCTGCTTGATAAAATATCAAACCAATGTTTCCTGGCAAAGTTGGGTGGCTTGAACCGGTCGTCAAACCGTGCGCAATTGGGGCGACTATAGCGTTAGCAGTACCGCCAGAAGAGGCTGATAGTATGCCGTATTCACCCGCTGGTGAGTTGATTCTATATTCGTTAGCAGCGTTGGTGTCTGCGATTGTAATATACCGTCCAGCATATTTTCGCAAGTCGCCGTGAGTTTCTTCAGGAGAAGCAGGATTTCCGTAATGAGGCGAAACACCTATCTTCATATTGAAGGACCCCTTCTTTATCTCATCCTTTGTGAGAAGGCGAGCGAAATTAACGAAAAACGCTTCGTGAATCTTTCCTGTCTTTGGGTTGCCGGTTACATCGCCGTCTTGGTCAAATGCTCTAATGTTTCCGTCTTTATCGTGACCCATCAAAACTTGTGCCATCTGATTATAAATTTGAATCTTCTTTTCTTGATCGGTTCTGGCTACTTGCTTAACGTTTCCAGACAGGACAGAGCCAGTAGAGTAACCAGCAGTAATGTCGAATATATGATTCGCAGAAGAACTCAGATATGGATAATCATAAACAGACTGGAACATCTTATGGGAATAATTTTTAATATTTAATTCTGTCCCAAGACTCCCGTCCCTGTTGTATGTCCCTGACACTATCGCACCAGTAATGGGAATAGCCTCATGAAGTAGAGTCTTTGTTGTTACGATATCGCTGTTGAGAAATGTCTTGAAAGTTGTAGCCATCTTATAATCCTTGTATTAAGTTGTTCCTTGTTTCTTTATATATCGAACTGGTATGTCGATAGAATACCCAGTCGTTGCCGCCGTAACTCTCACGTATGAGTCAATATAATAATACGTCTTACCACTTCTGAATCCGGTGAGTGGGGCGTCATCTGCCGTTTGAGTAAATGTGCTCCCCAACTTTTCGAAAAGATATGTCGAAGTTGTTAGGTTTATACTGGGTTTTACTCTGAAGTTTAACACTCTTCCTCTAGGACCGCGGATTCTATGTGCGGTTGGGCTCCCGCGCTCTTCAGTGCCGCGGCGAGTATCATAACGATTTCGTATTAGCCCTCCAGAATCCATCCCTGAGTTTGCACTAATGTAATAGCTGGCAATCTGGTCATCATCTATAAATGAAGCAGGTAGAGATGCTCCTTGACTAGGAGAAAACGGAGGTCCCGTTAAAGACCCAAGCCTATCATCCATCTCTATTATAAATTGTGTTTCTTGCAAATTGGCGGGGACATCCAACGAAGGCGGAATCTTCAATGTATCCAGCCCTGTTTCAACTGCAATGTAATTGGGTCCGCCGCCGCGCAGAGCACCTAAAAGCACGCCCTTCCCGTTAACATCTGGCTCCTTTAGCGAAGTATCAGAGTCCTCAGTATTTGAGTCCACAGTCACAACATACGTTCCGATGTTTGCTAGTTTTGAAAAAAGCAGTTCTGCTGCGGTACCCTTGTACCCGCCGTCGGATAGTTTCAAGATCGGTAAATGAAGTATGTTAGTATTGGTGATGGTCATGAGTTTTGACTTCATGAGAGAAGTATTGTTCGTAAAAGATTCTAATACCGGTGTTTTTAAGATTTCTAAATCGTAATAAGAGGACCCGCTTGGGTGATTTCTATTATAAAGGGAATAATCTACTTCGTCGTCACCAAGCGCAAACTTTGTTATTTTGAAATCCCCTCTTGCCATCCGGAAGCGTCCAGTATCCGTTAACACTGCATCTAATATAATATCTCCGGAATTATCAAGAAAAGCCATATTTTTTACTCCTTACTATTCTACTATCTAATTAGGATTCAATAAAAAAGAAAACCTAACATTTATTATTAATATCTACATTATTCTGAATTTCTTCTTCTATTTTAGTATACTTCTTTTTAAATTTAAAGTTTATATCAATTTGTTTGCCCGTAGAGCGCGACGTTATTCGACATTTAAACTGCTTACCCCACAATGTTTCGCGTGGATTTTCGGCAGTACCAACATCCCCAACTGGTTGACCTTCTGCATCCCAAGTTTCTAAACTGCCGTTCGATGGCATCGGAAGCACCCTTTGCAAGGACGATGGTGAGATTTCTATTTTATGGTCAAAGGACATCTTTCTAGGTTCAATCTCTTCTTTAAAATTGAAAATATCCATCTTCAAGAACGTCATCTCATCATCAGCCACCAATTCCACCTGATAAATGTGAGAAGGGTTGGATGGATGACCGTGGATATCTTCTGTTCTAAATGCATAATAATATTTTTTATTCGGACTTATCACGTCAACATGCGAAGCATTTGTGGCCTCTGATTCTATCCTCTGTATTTTCTTATCAAAGAATGACTCCCACGAAGTGGGTTCTTCGTCCGTCCTAAAAATTTCGAATACTTTAACTGGATCGTCGTTTCGAAAGTGAACTATTTGATCCCTTATAATGTGCCGTCTTCCGCGCCAAAAGCGGCCGGACGGATACTGAGATCCCACGACAGTACGAAACTGGTCATAATCATCCTCTTCTAATATCACGGGGTTTGCAGCCATTTCCCCGGTTGTGCCATTCAAATTAAATAATATCCTGTTTTTAACACCCTTGAATGGGATTATGTTAACATCCGGAGGTATAGGGGGCTTGTCAATGATTGTTACACTTCTTTCTTGCATCGGGACCTCCACGACGAGGACGCTTGGTTTGTGCATAACTCCGAAAAACATTTCTGAAATTCTACGGGGGTCACGGGATTGATTATAGAAATTCTCAACTGCGGCGGCTGTCATACAATCAACATACGCATATTTTGTTCCTACCACTAGAGATATGGCGTGAACCTTATAAGAATATTGTTTCCCATATTCAACCTGACTGTCTAAATACCTGACTATCTCCACATCATTGTTTGTTGCGAAAAAGAAATTCTGTATTGGAGTGCCATTCACAAGTTTTTCTACCCTATATGCCAATATCTCGGAATGTGCTGGTTTTCCGTTTAATACTTGCGTAAACTTCTCTCTATAAGTTTGTTCAATTATTTGCTTAATCCTAGATTTTATAACGATTTTACCAATCAAGCTTCTAAATCTATCCTGCGGTGACAACGCCACATCTTCTTGCTCTTGTGCCGCTTCTTCCTCTTGGCTCAACCACTGCATCCACGCCTCCAGAGACATAGACCGGACATTGCGCTTAAAAACATCCGACATAGAGACTGTTGTGTCGGCGGATAAAGATCCTATATTCCATGTTCTAGCGCGCTCTTCTTCCTCTTGCGAAGTGCCCCCGCCCAAGAATTGTGTAACAACCTTCATTGGTAGATTATTTATTAATTGCCTGTCCATCGGTTCACCGGCACCATCAGAAGTCCTTGCAAGAGGGACCATTATTTCTCTCATGAAATTCTTTTCTGATCCCATCTCTAGAGATTCTACAAACAAAGATCTTTCGTTAGATGTGAATTCAATTTCCGCGTACATTGGAAATACTCGGCGTTCATCATATATTGTTTTAAATTCTTCCAAACCCGGATTCTCAAAAACATCCCATGTATTAACAACAGGATGACCAATTGGATCAAATACTCCATAATTTTCTATTGCTTTGCGACGGATAATTTCCTGCTGTCTACTTCCCTCGTCCCCAGACATACTTTCTGCAATATTTTTCCGGAAGTATTCCTCTGTAACGGTATTCCTTTTATTCCTCTTTTCCGGTCTCATCCTATAATAATTGGGAAGACGGTTTTCTGTATAATTGGGAGAAATTAGTTCTTCATACACACAATCATAAAAATTATAAACCCCTCTCACATCCGAATACAATCCTGGATTGAAATCTGTCTCTTCTAGCTCTTCCTTTGTCATGAAGTCCGGGATGTTTGTAGCGTGATCAAAGAAGATTAATCCTCCGGCGTGTGGTGGTCGAAAAGACGGATCTCGAAAAGCAGCACCGTCAGGGTCGTCCCACAGACTCATATCTCCAAAAAACGGTATCACCGGAAACAAATTTTTTGTATATGATGCGTCGCCCCAATTGGGCCAGGTGAGTAAAGAATCCGGACCAGATGGTAAAAACCTAGGATCGGTCCTCGCATGAGTTCGGCCGAATTCTAGGGTCTCAGCACGACTCAATGTACCAAGTTCTGAAAGATGTCCTGCTAATCCGTACATGTAATCTCTCCACTTCCACGAGGACCACCCTCCTGGTTCAGGATGTGGCGGGAATGTAATTTTAAACGACTCATGAAAAATTGGAAGGTCTAATCCCCCTTCTGTCTCTCTCCAGCTGGTGAAAGAACTTAACACTAAATCAGAGTTTAACCACTCTTCTTGAGGGAGGACTCTGACATCATTTGGATCAGCTTTGCTTAAAGTGTGTCCGGACCCCTTGCACAAAGTGTTTGAAGAATTATAATATGAGAATTCTGGCTTACCATTCCAAACGAGCCCTCTTCGCCAATGAGAAGGTTGTATCCCCTCGCCGTGGCCACGGTGGAGCCAAAATTTGCCACTTACATACCTAAAGGTATCTACAGGTCCGTGAGAATCTTCGTGTACCATATCTTGCGCGGGGACGTTTGCCGGGAAAGAGTTGTTGGCTAAAGGGTCCTGACTTAACGGAAAGAACCTAATGACTGGGTCATGTTGATTACCAGGAAGAAGATTTGGGTCTATTAACCACTTGCTTTTCCCGGCAGAAAAATTATGTCCAGCGTGGTCCTCTTCTATTTCTTCAAAGTCTGCTTCAGGCTGGGCGTAGAACAAAGCTGGATGTATTCTCTCTATTTCAACCGGAGTGGGCTCAGGCGGAAGAGGTTCTACGTGATTCCGTGGGTCATCCATATAACCAGGACTCGGCGTGCAACCTGCACGCCATGGAGGACAATACGCTGGCGGATCACAAGAGTTGTTGTTTCCGTTATTATTTTCTTCAGACATTATTCATACTCCTTAGTACCCCTTCCCGCCGCCGCCTGGGGAGGGTAATGACATCGGAGACATCGCTGGAACGCCTGCAGGTGCAGCACGAAGAGGAGCTGCCGCCCTTCCTGTAATCGCTGGTGCTGCCCTAGAAGACTTAAAGGGGCTAGGAGGGGTGGATTTTCCCAACTTCACCTTTCCTTTTCTTCCCTTTTTCTTATTCGCGATGGGAGTCTTAGATGCACGAATCTTAGACCCCGTTTTTATCACTTGTCCGGACTTGCTCTTAATTCCAGATGGTGCCATATCTCTTGCCGTCTTTTCTATTTGTTCAAAGTTTGATTTAGCTTTCGGAATCTTCTTTTTTGATTTAGATTCAATGTTGGTGGGCTTCTCAACTGTAAAGAACTTCTTGCCGGTAGAGACCGGTGGCTTCTCTATTCCCAATTTAGAATCCTCAAACGTTTCTAGCTTATATTTTCCAGGCGGGAGACCTGCCTTAACCTCCGAAACCTTTACATCCCTGTACTTGGGGGCTGACAGGATCGGTTTACCCGATGCATCCTTTGTAAATCCATCTAATTTCTTTATCTTCTGCACCGTTCCAAACAAAGTATTGGATGCCTTAAAGTTTGTTGCACCAATTGGCTTTATTCCATCCGCCAACTTCTTTATTTGAACCGGCGGATTAAAGGTGTTTTTTTCCTCATCTGTCTTCAGCACAGACGGCTTATTGGACAAAATTTTCTCTATTTTTGGAATCCTAATCTGCCTAGACTCCATCTCCGATTTGTCACTCATAGCAACTGATGCTTTTCTTACCATCTCTGTTATTATAACCGCCCTATCCGTAATCTCAAACTCTGGAGCCGACTCGGGGGAGAAGTCCGGAATAAACTCTATTAAGTTTTTATCCTCAATCGCCACTGCGTCACAAAGAACCTTCATGCTGTCTTGAATTTTATCCGCTAAACTCCGCTTATTAGACTCCATAATTTCGTCAAGATTTCTTACAAAGTACGCCCCATTATTTTCCGTTACTAATTCAATATTCAACTTTTTTTCCATCTTGTCCAAGATTGATTGGTTGACCGCAGCGGAGATTCCCTTGTTTTTCATCGGTTTGGGTGGTCCGGTCCTCCATGAAGAGAAATTTGAATTACCACTATCATTCTTCTTCTTATTAATAAGAGTATATTCTACGTGCTTGTCTATAATATCAAGCTGCTTTCCACTAATTCCAGAAGACCGCCTCTTTCTACCGCGTGCGCCGCGGCGGGATGACTTCTTTTCATATTGTATTATAAAGTCCTCTTCTGCTCCATTTTCTGTTCCAGTCCCAAAAGTAAAGGTGGGTTGGTTTTTGCCCATCTTGTATGAATTCATAGTAAAAGCAGCTGGTGCGTTGTTAAATTTTTTTCCATCCGATTCGGCGTCAATCCCGAATTTATCTTCCTCCAGAAACCACATTTCTTTTACCTGCTCGCTGGTAACGCGATGAGACCCTCGACGGCGGCGGCGACCTCTGTAATTCTTTCCTCCCGCAGCCAGTCTTACCTTCTCAGTTGTAACCGCAGTTCTGTCCTCCATCTCATATTCCACTGGTCCCGGTCCGGTGAATTGGTCAAGCAATTCCACATCGGCTGCGAGGTCGCCTACATCGGGGCCCAAATCTCTTATGCCTGTATTGCCCACGAGGTCCGTCCCGAAAACAGAAGCATCGTCCACAGCAGATATCTGTGTAGCTTTCCCTATAAGATCAAAAATTCCTGGGGCTGCAACTGGTAAATATCTTAAATCGGCACTTACAAAGTCATCCGCTTCGGAAAACCACTTCTTAACCCTCATTATCCTGGGGTTTCTACCTGCAGACCCTGCTTCCGATGGGGTCAACCTAACATTGGAAGCGTCTTTTATTAAATCTATGTCTAAAATGTCTTCCAGTAATCCGTGTAATTCCTGGAATGATCTTAAAATCTCCAATATTTGTTCCGGCCGAGAGTTCTCAGGTCTCAGTAGTGCTACAACATTGTCGAGATTAAATCCAGATAACCTCGGAGAATCACTAGGATTTAGATTTCCAATCCTAAAAATTGCGTCAGCGTACACAACGTTAACTGCTTCAAAGTATGCCCTTGCCATTTCCACGAAACTATATCTTTGTCTGGCAGAATTTACAAAAGCAGGATCGAAGGTTCTTGTTATGTGGTTGTAGTTTCCCCTGCTTTCTGTTCGTTCAACGTTTTTCTCTCTATAGTCCGGATATAACTCATCCGAAGTCGGACTAGAGAGTCCGGATCTACTAAAATATTTGGACGTAGTAACTGGGATAGAACATTCATTGTAATATCTCTCTAGTTGCTTTGTTTGGTCTCTGAGAACAATAAGAATCTCCTGTAAATATTTTTCTAATCCGTCCTCATACGATAACTCAATACCATATTGATATACTCCATCGTAAACACTATCCAGGGACTCGTCTGTTCCTATAAAATTTCTGTAGAAAGGAAACGGGGGCATCCCGTCATTTGCAATAGGCAGAGGAGTTCTAGGAGAATTTTGAAACCAAGTCGTCAAGTGCCCGTAAACTTCCCAAGCCAAAGTGCCAAATGGTTCGTCCGAAACTGAACCATTACTGGATTCACGAGGCACCAATAGGTCATTTGTATCAAATGTGCTGGCTCGATAAGCAGTTGATGGTCTTTCGCCAGATTGGACAACTATAAACTCTGGTGTTTCTCTGTCGAACACGTCTTTCGCTCCGAATCCCAGTCTATTAACTCCAAGGTCTCTTTTGGTCATTCTTCTTCTAACAATTTTTAAGTTAGTCAATCTAAAATAATCTCTAGAGCGCATTATCTTGTATTTTGAACGATTGGGCAAATTGCTATAAAGATGTCCATATTTAGAATTGTTAACAAATATCTGCTCTTGGTCTACCAAAAACTCAAGACTAACATGACCAGTGATAGGATCGTGATCTATCTCTGCTCTTGCATTAAACTGATTTGCTCGAATGTCATCAAGATATTTCGTTCTCTTGTTCTCCTGCAGAAAACTAGGCAAAGTTTTTGGCAAATACATGTCTTTTTCCGATCTCTGAAACCTTCTAAAGTCCTGAACCTTGATGTTGGGAACCATAATGCTCGTTAGATATTGTTCTGGGTCTCCAGCATCTGCTTCATGAAACCTCCCCTTCATATAGGACCCGTCCTGCATGACGTGATAGGGACCAGACCAAGGAGTGCCTCTTGAATCAAGCAAGACCATACTGTGAGGATTTAGCGAGCCGTTCTCTATTACCTTGTTATACGACAATTTTCCATACATGTTATTCAAAAAGGTCATCTCGCTTGGGTCCATCTCCAGGTCAAAAATATTGAAATCCATAAACGTGAACGCATAAATATGCAAACTATTAATGTTGTTCCCTATTTCTGGTAATGAAAAGGTCTTATAAAGCTTGTGCACTTCGTTTCCATTAACATCGTATTCCTTGAGATGATCTGCTGCGGCTGCATAATATTGTTCTGCGCCGGTTGGTTTGGCACCATCTTGAAAGAAGAAAATGTCCTGCCGTCTATTCGCCAATCCCTGCATCGCTTGGGCGATGGAAGATTCCAAATATTCAAGCCCTCTTGACGTAATCTGTCTTAAGCGATCTTGAAAATTTGCCACCTGACCTCGTCGAGAAAAAAGTCTTTTTATCACTATATTCGCTGCTTCGCTTGTTGCCACCACAACACAAACCTTTAAAGCCTCGTCTATTACAGACATGGATGATTTGGACCCCACTACAATATTTCTTGCGTGGCGGCCGCGACCCATTTGACGACGGACTACAGTTAAATCTTCATCAACTGCTTTTGCGGTGGCGTTTTTGATATCTTCGTCCAGTACGTCGTCGATGACCAAGTCTACCATTACTGCCATGTCTTCTTCTGAAGCAGACTCTAGCGTGATTCTACGTATTCCCACGTTTGGCAAGAAATCTCCGATAATGTCATCTTTTGAAAAATCTACTCTAGACATTAGTCACACACCTGCTCGTCTTCTATTCCGATGTGTCCATAAAAAGTTTCTCCTTCAAAATCTTCTGGTATGCCCAGCCCAGCATGCTCATCAAACAAAACCTCTACATATGTCGATAACTCGTCTCTCATGGTTGAATCAAAGTTGGCATCCACCTTTAATGATAAAAGTTTTTCTTCCTTTACCGTTGTTGTTCCTTCTAGAAACTCTTCCTCATCCTCAACCAAAAAAAATTCAACATCGAATTTATCATCAGAAGTGGAAACATTCTTTTCTAATACTTCTAAAGTGATACTCTCAGTATCAATAGTTAATTCATATCCGTCAACAAATCCTAGAACTTGACCCATACCGTCCTGCTCAAAGTATTCATTCATTGTTATGGTATCTCCGACTTCTACCTTTTCAGCCTCCATGTTATAATCAACAATCAAGTTTATCTGTGGTCTTCTCATTCCTATGTTGGGACCAGAAGAGCTTAATTGTATCGGGCTCTCAAATTCTTGATCATTCAAGCTATAAACGCACCATGCAGGAGCGTATTTGTTGCCCACCTCTGAATTCCCTAGGATGTTTCTCATCAACTTCCTATCATCCGGAACCATTGCGGTGTCGTTGACATAGTCTTTCCCATAAAGATTACCAGCGACCCTCTTTTGGGATGCTCCTATGTTTCGAAAAAGATTTGCCAACATAATATGCTTGTTTGTTCTGGTGACACGAGTTTCCGCTCCCTCGTGTTCGTACAAGGGTCTCATCCTTACTGTGTCGTTCTGTATCCTCTCAAACGATGTTTTTGCGGTTTCATTCACATTCTCTCCGTAAGACGCATCATAAAGAACCTCGTCATCTGAGAAGGCATAGAATTCTGGCTTAAATCGCCCCTTAGAAAGAAGATACTTCCCGTATTGAGTAAGCTGAACCTCCATCACTTCTTCTTTTTTATTGAAAAACGACATTATTCATCCTCTTTTGGGAACAAATTCTTGAAGTCGACCTCTTGTTCCCCTTCTTCGTTCTCTTGTGGCACCAATCCAGCAACAGCTCTTGCGGTTTGTTCTGCCTGTTCCGGTGTTAAGGGTTCTACTATGTCCCTATCCTTCGCAAAAGACACTCCAGCATCAATTTTAACTAGTTCAACCAACGAGAAATAATCATAAGGCCAGTTGTATCCATATTCAAAAATATCGTTTTCAACGGATAACTCCCTTTCAGGGTGACCGACCGGTAGTTTGTCTCGTGATATCTTCTTAAAATAGTTTGTTTCAGCTCTTTGTTTAACTTTGAATACCATCCATTTTACATTTTTGTTAAAGCTGCCACCTAAGAGATCTGTTGCGCCTCCCAAATCATGAGAAACTACAGATTCTGCTTGCAGTGTATCATCATCATTGTTATGAAAGTCGTTCAATGCAACATCTGGCGGGAGATTCTGCCACATATACGCCAAATCCGACTTAGACAAAGTATGCTCAAATTCAAAGATGTACATTGCAAATGGGTGCACAAATTTTTCTTCCTCATTGTTATATTTTAAGAAATTCATTTTTGGAGGAATAACATATTTAAGCATCTTTCCTACCATTGTTTGAATACTTGTCCGGGATGATATGGGGTTTGCCACGACTTCTGTGGTTGTCCCCTTGTTACGACCGCGACCGTGTCTAAGTCTTCGTCCCTCAACAGTATCAATATACGCTTTCTTGTAATTTGGATACCCCTCGTTCTGGACAGCCTTATATACCTCGTTCTTTGGAATGTTAAAGAACTTTCTGTTGCCACTCTCATCTTCCACAAACGGAATCGCAACAACCGCTTCCGATACTTTACGCTCTTCTGGCAATTGTCCGATAGAAAGGGCTCTTTGCTCCTTTATTTTTCGCTCACCTTTTCTAAAATGAACACCTAATAAACTTGACAAATCTTCAGACCCATCAATTGGTGGCATAATTTCTATAAACGAACTGGGATCATCATACGCTCCTGTTTGGTGCCACATCCCTTTCGCAGTGGTTATATAATGAGGCTTTGCTTTTGCAGGGGTGGTCTTACGAAAATCCATATTTGGGGTTTCCCACTTACTCTGTATAACCCACGATTTTCGAAGAATGTCCCTATCTCTTTCTGTTCCCTCAAATATTGGAACCAGGCTTCCTTGTGCCAAATCCATACCATAAAAACTAGCAGACAATTGCATCGCATGTGTTTTATTTAAAGATGCAGTCGCGGCATTGATACTTTGAAAATCAGTACTGATGCCTGGACCCGACACATAATCACTATTTGTAATTCCTGAAATTCCAAAATTGTTTTTTGAACCAGTACCCTGAATATACCTATTATAGTTAATGGTTGCGGTGCCCAAACTATTTTGTTCGGTTATCCTGTTAAGAACATCTTCTATGGTCTCATATGAGACGCCAACGGACGGATTGAATATATATTCAACCTCTGCATAATTGTCATAATGAGGTGGAGTATACGGGGCGAATCCATGACCTACGTAGTTCTGTGACCGATTCAATCCATGATCACCAGGTCCTGCGTTGATTGGTGGTCCAAATGCAGCCGCACGATTATACATCGGAAAGTCCTGCGTATTGGGACGATTTAACCTCAATCGGAACTTGTATGTTTTACTCGGATCTACAGCAGTCTGTAACGTATCTTCGGATGCGATAGTTGTAGTATGTCCCCCCTCCAAAAAGAATCTTGAACTTTCAGCAAAAAAATTGTTAGCTGCCTTCGAGTATGTCGTGTCACTCAAGACCCGCATTCTCGACAAACTAAAACTAGCGGTCAACATAGAAGAGGTTATCGGTGTTTGGTGTGTCGCCCCCCAGTATGTTTCCGGAACCACAGTTGAAAGATGGGGTAGGTGTCGAGCACCAGTATCTGCCGATCCAGATGACCTACTTCTCAAGAATGAGCATGGCTGTAAACTGGCACTTGGGTGTGGCTCCATTTCGTAAAAGGTGAACCTCTCGTCTAATCTTGCAACATTTCTGGCTGTGCCAATATTTTTAACTGTATTTGTGACCAAGCGGGTTGGATCAATAATTACCTCAAACGGAAGTCTTTCAACACGTTGGACGCCCCATGTACCAAAATTTCTTCCATAATCTCCCTGAGTCCAATAAGACGTTGCTTCCGCCAACTCTGGGTCTGCTCCTTTCGCCTGATGTTCCCCCCAGCTGGCAGAACCGATGCGTGGTATGCCGAAATCAGATGTTTCGTTAAACGCGGAACCAGTGATGTAGGAAGGATATTGAAAAGCCCCTGTTAGTTCCATGTTTGTGTCTACGCCGTTTTCTCCCAACAATGTAATTCCATATCCAGTTTGGGCACCAGCTGACCAAGCATCTGTAAATCCTACAAATTTGCCCTTAGTCGTGGTCTCGACTCCAGCCAAAGAACCTTTGCCGCCGCCGACAAGAGTCTTCCTGTACAGAGGCATAGCATGATTATTTAATCCAAGATTGTTTGTCATTGTTATAGAACCAGAAGTTCCAGCCATGACATAACCAGTGTCGTTTCCCATTCGGAACCACCCTATTAAGTTATCCACATGAGGCTGTTCCACACACAAATCTGGTCGCCAGGGTCCACGCTGCCTGACGCCGCCGCCGAAGAGTCCTCTAACAGACTCGTCCGTCAACTTTGTATTGAAAATACTGACTTCAGAAATAGCAACTTCCATTGCGTTGAGAGCATGATTAGTGTTGGTGTGCCCATATCTGTGATTTCCTATGGTACAATTTCCGGTTGCTGTTGTGCTATGACCGTCCATGTTAACGGACGTTTCCGTTAAACTCCCGGCGGTGCCAGTTATTCCCGCAGCGGTAGCAGCCCCTTGAGTTTCGATTTGTACGCCGTCGATATAAAAATCTGGTGTAGATGTATCAAATTTCTTTGCGACGGCGACATGGTACCATTTATCTGCAGTTGTTAAGGACTTATATGGCTTTGTCCACCACTTTTTATAATTTGATGCATCGGTGTACATCGATAGCATCAGGCGGCCGCCATGTTTTGTAAAATGAATACCCTCTGTAGCATTATCATCATCCTTGAATACCAACAAGCTTCCGGAAGTATCAGTGTTGCCGTCTGCATCAGGATCTTCATCAAAATAAACCCACATCGATATACTTAATCCGGAATTGGCAGCGGATGAATTTTTACCATGACTTCCAGATATAAGCTGCGCCCATTCGCTGGCTTGTCCTATATTAATATGATTGTTGTCTTGTTTGTCGAATGTCGTACAAAACAAATTAAACTTTCTATCTCTGTTGGGAGTAAAGACAGGATAATCAACAGCAATGCCAGATTTTATAGAATTGTAGGCGATTCCTGGAGCGTAAAAAGGTTGTAAAGCTGTTCTCCAACTTCCATAAGGCTCGTATCCTCCCTTCGTCTGCCCGAATTTTTCAACCGCAACATTAGTTTGTGGACCGTATGATTCACTAAACATAGTTGCTAACTGCAAAGTTCTCTGTGCTGGATATATTCCTTCATATGGAAGAAACTTTTTCATCGCTTTACACCTGAGAGTTAGACTGTTCTCTGACATTGCCAGTTCTTTATGCCCTTCCTTCACAATGTCAAAGTATTTTATAAAGTCACTATGTCCGTAGACTTTGAAAAAATCTGATTTACTACTATCAGCAAAATCATCCAGTGCTCCGGTCATCTGCAAAAAATCTGCCTGTGGGCATGAAAAATAGGGATCCGCTGCGGCTCTACCAATATAGTTTGGCATTTCCTCACTAATTCTATATTCAGGAACTATAGAATAATCTTTTCCAATTAATCTCATCTGCATCGCGTAATCATCATAATCCTTATAATTAAAAGGATCGCGTCCTGCCATCTCACCAGCTTCCCACTTTGCTGCACCAGCCAAATAAGTGCTAGTATTGGAGGACGCCGATAGAAAAACGGGGCTCGTGTCGAGGTAGCCGATCATGATTTGACCATCGATGGTGAAGTCAGAATATTCATCCGCCAAATAATCACCGCCGACATAAGAATTGTCCCAAGTGCCCTTAAAATGTAGACTAAGTTTATTGGTGCTTGATTCTGCTTTTGCAACTTTTTTAAATATAGAATTACTATTAAGCCCATCTTTGACAGCTGATGCGAGTGTAGTTGTTGTATAGCTACTTTCCGAAAGGGGGATCCATATTTTGTTAGCTCCGACGGCGATGTCAGCCGCATTGTTTACGCTTGCAGTCTCGGCAGTCCTACAAAAATATATATAATGCACCACGGCAGAGGCTTCAGGAGGATAAAACTGTATGTAATATGATGTATGATCGCCGTCGCTTGCGCCGCCCCAGTATTTTTCTGTAACTGTCGTATTAAATGTTAAATTAAATATATAATTTTCTTCTGGAAACTTTCTAGCATACATGGCTGAAGCGGTTGGATATGCGCCCAAGCCAACTCCACCTGAACGAAACAAACAATAAGAAGACATTAATTCACCTTCTCCGAAGGCTCCCGGGATGTCTGTGCCCAGAGCTATTTCGTTAGATGTTCCAAAATTTGTTTGTGCATCGAGTGGCCACATGCTGCTAGTTAATCCAATGTGTAATCCCTGAGAGTTGTGCTTATCTATAGTTCGCCTGTCCGCTCTCTTTGGCTTCCACCAGTCGATGATAAAATTTTCTCTTCCTCTAACTCTGTTTGAATAAGAATTGGAATCTCTCGGATATATTGTTTCAGAATATAGCGACTGAATAATGTCCGCTCCAATTTTATCTCTCAACGGAGTGGCTGATGCTTTTTCGTCTATTTGTAAAAAGTTTACCAGTTCCGGGTTTGAAAAAGTGACTAAATCGTTTCCGTGCGTAACCTTTCCCCCTACAGAAATTTGGGTACCACCAGCAGAATGAGCGTCCCTCCAGGACCCATACGAATTGGCTAGTCCAGCTACAGACTTGCCTATCATTGTTGTTTTGAGGGGTCCGAATTTTGATGTTACTGCAGATTCTGTAAAGCGATATCTTTGAGCACTAATTGTCCTGCTTGTTCTTGCTCTCTGGTGGTCTATATTATCTGGCCAAGAATAATCACCTCTAGTAAAATAAGCAGGCGAGAATGAGTTTACTAGTGCGTTATCCCTTTCCACAATAGGTGCCATTATGTTGTCCCTTCGAAGCTTTCTAGCAACTGGATGCTGCCCTGCTCTCAGTTGCTTCCAAGAAGGATAACCGTATGGACCGTTTCTGTTTGACAAGATCGCATTTAAGAGATGTGCGTCCCACTTAAACACATCTGGCGACAGCGTGCCGTGCGCTACATTAGAGCGAAAACGTGCGCCGTCATCTCGGGCTGCTAAATAATTTACTCTCGAATAAACACCGCCAACAGATTTAACACTCACATCATCATATCCAAGCAGATTATAGCTTGAAGATATCGGCTCGACAACTATAAAATTTAATCCAGCAAAATCTACTGGCTCGAATCCCACCAGCGATGAGCCTCCACCAAGGACATCAGGTCGAGTAGTGAGGACCCTGCCGTTAGCACCATAATGACCAAAGCCCATGTCACTTGCAGAAACAAACCCTGGAGAGTCAAAATCGACGGCGTTTGCTTCATTGGTTTCGTAAACCGTCTGATCCGATTGTGCTTTTGGGTATGTAAACTTAGATTCTAGTCTTGCATAACTGCAGGTAGTCTCTGTTGTAGAATTCTTTATCCAAGCATACCCTAGATCACTCTGAGGTATCTGATGTTGCACAAACTGGTTGTCGTGTTTTATTCTGCATTCCACTCCGGATTCCCAACTTGCAGTAGCGACGTATCGAGGGTTGTGATAAACCTTGTGATACGATGCGGTCGGACTAGAGGCGGTTATTGAACTGTTACTAACATGTCCAAACTTGCCTGCCCTGTCCATTGACCACTCGTCCAGTGCCATTCTCGGCATCATGTTTCTATAGTTTAGTGAATTATAAACAGAATATTGATTTGTCGCTATATCAAGACCTGGTCCACCGTGGGCGTCTCCAGCGGTCTCTGGTCCGCCTGGTGCTGAAAATCTATTTACGAAAACGTTCTTTCTGGCAGCGCGATGAGGTCTGACACGATCATCAATTTCAACAAAATATTGTGATGGAAACTTTTGCTCAATTGTGCCCTTGGACGTAATCTTAACCTCATCAACGCCCCAATGATCATAATCTCCATTTGACAACATCCTCGTGATCCAGCGAAGAGCAATGTTGTCTCCGCTTATTGTAGAGGCGGTTGCAGGCGTGAATCCGGTTCCGTACTCGCTCTTTACATATAGTTGTTGTAAAGTAACCCAAGAACCCGTATGACCTAACTGATATTGAAGATATAGGGATTCAGGATTACTATCTCCAGCTTCTGGTGCATTAGTCAGTCCGTATTTATATCCCAAGTGCGAAGTTGTAGAAGAAGCCATTATAAATTTATAGTTAATTGTAAGTTGTCCATTGAATCTTTTATCCAATTGTGCCCATCTATAATATCCGCTATCAACCGGAGGATCTGTTATCGATGAATACGCCGTGCCCGAGCCAGTAAACGCCAAAATTTTCAATGAAGCATCATCAGCATGCTGTTTTATTCCTGGGGTTCCGCTCGTTAACCACCCGCTGGGCGGGTTGGAGTATGGGGCGGTGTCAAAACTACTTGAGTACTCTGTCCTAGCTCCAAAAAGAGTGTTGTGGTTATCTATTAAAAATGCGGGACTCATCTCCACAGATGTTCCCTGAACAATCTCGTATGGATGCTTGTAGTTACCAATATTTAAAACCGTATCTTTCGCGTATTCACTAGCTGTTGTCTTTATATTTCTTATATTGACCGGTCTCTTTGCTAGAGGCTCTCTTAGTATTCTCGACCTGTTATGTGTACTAGATGTAAGAGAGACATTAAATGTTCCTGGTGGCTCATGATTCAAGGCATACAAGTTTGGAGAGGTAACATATAGTTGTCCCTGAGACATTGTAAGATTAAATCCCTCGAACCTGCGTCCAGCGTGGTCTAGACTCATTGTGATGTTTTGCAATCCTGGGTCTGCTTGCGGTATCTTCGGACGCATCATATTTAAATGTTGATGCCTATGGGAGTGACCCCCTACCCAATGTTCCGTGAAAGGAGACTGAATTGGGATCTCCCTATCATCCCCATAAGCATCCGAATGAAGATTCGTTATATCCACACCCTTCTTGAAATTATCATAAATCTCTGCCTTGTAATCTTTAGGATCGTCTATAGAACTGCTATAGAGACTAAACGGTGCTATTGTACTAAGATCGTGGTCAGAATTTGTGTTACTAATGTCTGCTTTTGCAAATGCCTTCTTCTTTTCGATGACAGTGCCACCGCCTGCTTCGCCTGTAGTTGTAGTTGAATATGGTGCTCCAAGATTTATTCTTGGATTATAAACGTCAGTACACTCTCCCCCGGCGAAGGTCACATCGGAACCACTGATACGGATGAAATCCAACGCACCAGGATTCGAGGTTCCAAGATAAAGATCCTTTTTCTTATTTAGGTGAAAATTATCACCGCCATGAAGCACCGGCTGCAACTCTAATTTAAATCTATATGGCTTTGTCAATCTTCTTAAAGCATATGTCGACCCTGAAACGTCTGCAATCGCGACCCTTCTAAGCGTTTCTCTTTCTGCATCGGTTGCAGCGATACCGGTAGTAAGAGGTGCGTCCTTCCTGCTTGCGCGCTCACTCCACCAAAGGCAGTTTTCGGTTTCAGACCTATTATTATCTGTGCCGCCAGTAAAATTTGCTTTAGTCATGCCAGCAGTACCACTATCTGTCAAAGTAACGCTCGTGTTGCCCGCGGAGCCTGGTGTTGCCTGGGTTACAGTTACAACTGCTCCATCAACGGTGGCAGTAAACCTTGCCCCTGCTGGTCCCGATGAAGTGTTAATAACATTCATCAGGTTAGTTGCTGTTTGCTCGTTTGATGTAGTAGCTTCAAATGTGCCGTTGACAGAACTTTGGTCGCCTTGTTCAAAATCATAACTAGTGCCATCAGCAGCAACCAAGTTTACCTTGTCCCCGGCGTTGAGTTCGGTGTACGCCGTGATGGTTATTGTTGCGGTGGCTGCAACCGGGCCGGTGGCTGACGGCAATGGCGCGTGACCGTATCGCCAATTATACAACATCTCATTAACTGACTTTATTTGTCCTGGCTCTGGTTCCGCTTGCTTCCCTTCAAGTGTTGGAAATTTTGTCCAATATTTGTTCCTTTCAAGTACGTGACTCTCTATCATCGTTCGAACATCTTCTGAGAAGTTAGCACTTGCTGGTTTTAGTTGGTCCAATACTTGCGAGATAGAAGCATCTATCCACTTATAAAATTCAATATACTTTTCTATGCTTGGAGTATTCTCAACCCTCTCGAAAAATAAGCTTCGAAGCTTTTCCATCGCCTTATAATTCGGGCGATAACGATTTACAGGGTCTCCAATAAGATTGCTAAAATCTTTAATTGTTGCGAACATATCCAGCATTTCTTCTGAAATCGCCTGATACATGCTCTTCTCTATTGAAAAGAAGTGATTGACCGGTCGAGACTCTCTTGTATATGTTGTGTCATCCCTTGTTAATACCCTAATCATGTCAGAGCTGTGAACGTTTTCGAGAATCTGTTGTCTAGCAGTTTGCAAGTAGGCAACAGACACGCTTGCAGTTGTCTCAGAAGGAAAGAAGTTGCCGCGACCAGGATGATTAGAAGAGATAACGTCACCTATCCATCCGTAATCTCTCTTGTTCTTAAGAGACCCAGAAGAAAAATCTCGTATAATAAGTTGGCCGCCCTTTGTAGACCCAGTTACTGTGTTGAAACCCCAGTCTAACGCTAGTGTCTCTATTGTCGGTACCGGATTATCCAGACCTGGCATAAAAGTATAAGCATTCCTCATTGGGTGTGGAACACCGTATGACTTAGGATCCAGAGCGTGTGACCTGATTGTTTCATTATCCAAGTAAGACATCCAATGTCTCAAGGAAGATAGCTGGACATCAGATAAATCAATCGTAGATCCTGTGAAGTTGCGTCTATGTGCACCGGCATATAATCTCTTAGAATACTGATGGAACCTCTGTCCTTGAGCATTGGTTAGAGAAGAAGTTAAGAGAAACTCCTCCTTTACCTCCCCAGCATCCGTCTTCACTCCAAAGAGTTCTAAATTATAAGAGTTCGTTGAACCAGAAATTGTATTTCCGAAGGTTCCCTTTGGGGCGACCCTCACTGCAAAATTCCACTTGTTTCCATCGTAAACATCATAATATATGCCAGTTTCTACTGGTGCTACAATGCCAGAAGTTGATTTAACAACGAATTTAGCATGCCTAGAATCTTCTCTGTCTTTAACTGCGTATACTTCAAAGTTGGCAAAATCTTTTGCTGCTGCCTTCCACGTTAAATCATGCGTGTCGCCGTGACTATCCAAGACTGTATGTGCGCCGAAAAGAGAACTAGAAATAGGCGTGTCAAAATGAAGGACGGTACCGGCGCGGTGGCGGATCGGGAACACCACTTCTGCCTCTGTTGTGAAAGAGAGTCCAACAGCGGAATCGTTTGCGTGGGCACCCGTTATGTATCCGGAAACAGGAAACTCTGATGATTTACCCGAATGATGAAGACTCGAACTATATTGATAAATCGTCGATGAAAAATTAGCTGGTCTATTGAAATTAATGCACCTTGTCTTAAAACTGCCAACACGATAGTTTTGCTCAACTGGATAATCCACACCGTCAGCATAAACATTTATCTTAATTACCTCTTCATCAATCCCATAACAGCGAAGCAAATTGCGGAAAGCTTTTTCTGTTCCTTTGGATTTGTATATGTGGATTAAGTTATTGTATATATTTTGATATATAACATTCTTAACATCTTCAAGTCTTTGTTCAAACTCTTTTTCTTCGTCACGAGACGCCAAACTCGCCAGGACATCGGCATCAATAAATATTTCCGGTGTTTCAAACCCCATAGACCTAAGAACCTTATCCATAAACGGCAAGGGCTTCTTGTTATAGTTCTCACTCTTTACGTGCTTGAGTTTAGATAAAGACTGTATTTGCATAAACAATTCATCAAAATAAGCTCCCATTATTTGAGTTAATTGTTTTAACTCCCCCTCGTCATCCTCTTCTAATATCCATCCTGGCACAGACTTGTATATGGAAGAGTTGTTGTTGATGTCATAATTTCTTCCCTTCTCCAAGATATCGTCCAGATATTCATTAACTTTGGGATTTTCTGTGTGGATTATCGGTTCTGCAAATTCCGTTAAAGAAGCCGACGATTGAATCATCGCAGATTTAGTGCTCCTGCTATCAGAACTATATCCTGTCCAACTACCATTAGAAATTCTACCAGAATAATCTAAAGCAATTTGGTCTATGCTGCTTGTTAAGGTTATGCCTTCGTTAAACTTGTAATACACCCCTAGATCTGTGTTCGGGTCATCTGTGTTGGTCCCTCCATGTACTTGAGTAAACCAATACCTTCCTATATCTTTAGAGGATCTTTTTGCTTTCCAAAATCTGAATTCGTCTATAGAGCCGGAAAGCTTACCAAAACCAAGACCAGGATTGGTCGTAGTCGATGGACCCAGACGTGGTTGTGGATCTGAATCCTTTGCTGCGACCAATGCGCCGATGTTTGCAACTATCGCAGTATTCAAATTTCCTATCGAAGAACCAGTCAATACAGAATGATTTAAATCGCCGTCGACATGTAGCCTAAAGTTAACTTGGCTACCAGTATTCTGAAAACTGAATGCATAGTGATGCCACTCGCCGTCTGATGCGCTTGCATACAAGCCTGCCGTGCCGGAAACATAAAGGTTCTTAACGCCGCTTGAAGCAGATTGATAAGTAACTACCCAAGGAGAGTCTTCTTGTGGTCTCGTCCTGTCCAGCTCTATAGTTAGGCGACCGTATTGGTGTCCCGAAGGAACAGAGCCTGTTGTCCAAGCGTCGAAGACAACTTCTCTCTTTGTCAATGTTTGGAAAGCAGATTTTTTAAGCCAAAATTCTACTGTGTTGCCCTTGTTGCCATCTATTTCAAGGTTGGATGTTCTGTTGCTTGCCGTATGCCAAATGTTGTCAACGTTGGGTCCACCTTTAATGTAGATGTATTCTTTTGTTGCTGGATTACCATAGTTCCCCGACAATGATGTTCTAGACCCCCAACCTGTGGGTGAAAATCTAGCATGTCCGTGTGTTCTGGGATATTCGTTATCAAATACGTAAAGATCTAAACCGTTTGAATTGTTGATCCATTTAATCTTTTCATATGAGGATCCGTCGTAAGGATAAGTCTGATAGATTCTTCTTGCCGCAGAATCATAATATTCCTCGGCTAATCCAAATCGAGCAAAGTTCGAAGCGGTGGCGTAATCAATGTGAGGTAAGAATCTAGCCTTTCTCTTTATGTATTCATCAATGTACCGGCCAGACTCGATGTCCTCCAGAAGATCATTGACACTTGACTCTGGCAAAATATGTTTTGAGCTAATTTTGCTAAAAAGGTTCTTTAAACTCATTTACTTCTCAACTCTAAATTTAAAAATCTTATCCTGTACTGTGTGTTTGCCGTCCGTATCATAAGCCAGCTGAATACCGTAAGCGTAGTCCGACTCAAAAAGGGACATTTCTAAATCAAAATAATTACCATTCTTATCATACGACATTCTAGTGTATTTCGATTGGGCTCCGCTTCCGGTACCAAAAGGAATTACATCAAACTGATCTATCAATCTGAATACTCTGTAATATGCGTCTTTAATTATCGATGGTTCCGCTTTCTTCGACGCCACAGTATATATGTTTGGTTGCCAGTCCTTTGGGCGAACAAACAATCTTATTCGCACCTTGTCACTCTGCGAGTAAGATGATTTGAGATTCTTTAAAGTTGTGATATATGTGGTACTTGGATTATAATCATAGGTCTTGTGCTTATTCACTTTAAACGTCGACCCCGTAACTAATTGTATTCCCTGTACCACCTTCGTTGGCTTACTCCAGACATCGAATATTTCACTTTCTGATCCCGTAAAAGCAAAGGATGCGGAATATATGCCGGTGCTCACCCAACCGCCAGTTATAACAGTCGCCGCATTTACAGTCACACCGCCACCGATTGGAAGTGTTTTTGGCTTTATAACTTGATTTTTCACATTCCCAGACGGAAACACTTGTACATTTATTTGTGTATAAGCGTTATTACTCCCGGATGCGCCGCCCAAGACAGGAATATTCTTTAACTTTCCGTTCACTATATTATAAAGATACAAGGTATTCAAGTTGTCTTCGCCCAGTAATAAAGAACTACTCAAATAAAAATTTGATCTGTCATCTCTTTTCGAATCATCCCATCTGGCCTCAATTATCGGTCGCTTGTAAAAGAACTCGGACCCTCTCGCAAAAAACTTCTTTGTATAATAAGAACGGTTTCTAGTGCCATCTTCATAAGATCCAGACATTTTTAGCATAACGCCATAATTTTCTCTATCCGGATCGTCTGCTGACTCAGCTGCAATCCATTCTTCTACTAGTGCTGTTATATTAACTTCTAGATTCTCTGTTCCGTTTTGAAAGTTCTTAACATAGTGAGGAAGGTTTCTTCCTGCTGTGTACCCCACTTCATGATAGTCACCACCCGCTGTCGTCCATTTCGTTTTGCCACCCTCTTGCACAGTCGTTAAAGATAAATGATCTGTGGATACGGTGCCCTGATATGATCCAGATTGACCGGACGAGCCGGTCGTGGTTACTCTAATTGTCGCTCCCGATGTATCAGATGTGTCCTCTGCAGAAATTGAAGCAGAAAGACCTGTTTCATATACGTTTATAGAAGCACTAAAAACGCTAGCTATATCTTTGACGGCGGACATGTTCCCCGTCAATGGCACAACTATTTCAATTCCCGGCAGTGATCCCGAGAATGTCTCTCCCACTTGTGTTGTAAAAACAAAATTGTATCTTGTATTTGACGAATTATATAAGGTAAAATATTCTTGTTTTAAGAGTTGTTCATTAGTCGTCAAAAATTTGACATCTGTTATTTGTGGTCTTTTGGTCGCAGAAGCCATTACCCAATTAGCTTCGTCTTCATCCGTGTATTCTTCCATATCAAGACCCTGTCCTTCGGACCAAGACCTGGAAAGGGGCAAAATTTGCATATCATATTGTTTCGGAAGTGTCTGACCGTGAGGACAATTAAAAACTCGTAAATAAAATTTAACACTTCCAGATTCTGGGATATTTCCATTACTCCTGTCTGTGTTGATTGTGCCTACGGGAAATTTAAGTAGTGCTCTTGTTTTCTCCACAGAACTAGTTGAAGCCTGACCAAGAATGGAGAATACCTCCAGCACATCAGACTCACCCATGTTAGATCCGGTGCCACGAGTTGACAAGTTCATCTTATAGGCATTAGTTATTGTAGTGTCTGCATTAGCAAGATATCTCTTAATAGCCATTAAACAATTTTACCTTTTATATCAACTTCCGGATATTTTAATTCAAAGACCGCAGTACGAGGAGCGTATATTACTCTCCCATCTTTTGACGAATTTCCTTTAATATCATAATCAAGTGATGAATACGGTGATCCGGATTTATTAACCACCCTAACACTAACAACATCCACTATTTCCTCTACATCTTTTAGTGCTTTAAAAAAGTCGGAAACCACTATTGGCTCTCCCATTTCTCTTTGCAAGAGAAACTGCTCTTCTATCGCCAACTGTGCCATTCTCAATACTTCATACTTATTAGCGTTTTCTTCTATTACTATATCAAACTCTACGCCAACATTTATAATAAAAGCGTCTAATATATCAATAGTATCATTAATCATTCTAACACCATTCAGCCATGTTTTTAGGTTTTGTTTTATAGTATTGTTTGCTCTCACCAAGTGTCCCTCGGCGTTCTCAGAAATAACATACATATTTAGATTTCTCTTAAAAGAGTCGTTATCTCTGAAAATGGTGCATCGCTTTATTGCGCCGAAGTGCCCTGGCATTGCATACGCCATACTTATATAATCTTGTCTTGTAACAGCTCTATTCTGGGCAGAGAAGTTCCCCAGTGCCCGGATTTTCAGTTCCTCGACGCCGGGAATGCTTATATCTCCGACTATTGGATCCTCATTCGAAACCTCTATTGAATTTACAACATATCGCCTTATATCCTCATTCAAGGAAGCAACATTGTCAAAGTCCACTACAGCATCAACGACTCGATTTACTTGGCCAGAACCCGCGTTAACATTCTCAGAAGTATTAGATCGGTATACGACTGATAGCATAGTGTTCGCAGGTGCTACGCCAAACTTATCAGTAGAAGTAAGTTTTGTAGGGTCGATACTTGTATCTGATATATATTCTCTTGCGTGTCTCTTGAGGGCAACGTTTGCGGGGTCTGCGATTGAGCCACTCACCAGTTCGTTCTCAGATCCATATCCGAATTGAATAGTGGTTGTGTCGTCGAGGTGTTCCACTGCAAATCTTCTAGGGACTGCTATCTTCTTCAGGATGTTTGGAACCGAATCGTTTTTTGCGTTCTTGTTTGTCACAGGCTTATAAATAGAATTTTGCGATAAATGCTCAACCTCAAAATATTCGTGACCCTCGGAGTCCGTTACTTGAACAATCGCAGAAACATTATCTCCCGGGATGACCACCTTAAGAAATCTTTCGAATGCGTCAACCGTTTCCACGTGTTCCAATAATTCCCCAGATACGATTCTACCTTCCGCTTTAACAGCAAAATATGTAGGTGCCCCGGTGTCATCGTTCACTTTTGCTACAATAACTTCGTTAACCGAGTCTGCAAAAGACACATCATCAAGTAGTGTGAAGGACACACCTCCAGCAGTAGCTACCGTAGATCCCGCCTTCAAAGTTGGTGAATATCTAGTATCCGGGCCCCCAGTGGCTACTGATACAGGTACCAAAGCATAAAACTGACACGTTCCGTAGGAAGAGGGTGCCTTGTTAAAACTAAATCCTAAAAATTTTGACAACTTGAGAACATTCTCATACTCTGCTGCTGTTTCCAAAAATGACTCATTTGCCTGGTAGTCTAAATAAAATGATAAAACATCGCCGACGTAAGACACCGTATCGATCATTAAGGAGCCAAAACCAGCTTCGTTAAAATCCCTATACGTATTTGGATAATACCTTTTTGCATGTTCCAACAATGATTCTCTTATCGAAGAAAAGTCTCTATTGGTATATTTTATAGGAATTATTTTTTTTGGCATTTTATGTTTTCCCCTCTATTAAGTAGTTTCGGGCATACTTATTTCAAGAATATCCGCAGTATTCAATCCCGGTACCGTATATTGTATTTGTATAGACAATGGTACGCCACTTGATATAAAAGTGTTGTCATCCGGTCCTCTAATCGCTATCCCCAAAATCTTTATAAATGGTAACCACTTCCCCACCTGCGATGTGATCGTTGTTCTGATATTGTCGTAAGTATGTTCGTTGGCTAATTCAAATAAAAACCTCTTTAGACCAACACCGAAGGTCGGTTCCATAACTCTCTCTCCGGGTGATGTCAAAACGACCATTTTAAGATTCTGTTTTACTGCTTCTAGAGTTGTCTTGTTTAGGGCATATCCATCTTGAGCGTCGCGCTCTAATGGCAATTTTACTGATATACCAGCCATAATTAATCTCCTCCTGTGAGACCCTCAACCTTGGCTGCATATGCTGCAGCAGCTGCTGATTCATTTTCCTCTTCACTAGTAAGTATGTCTTCATGATCTTCTTCACATATCTTAAATTCCTTAGTGCCCCGCCTCTTTCTCGTCCGATCTCTTTCACCAGACAACTCAGGCATTGACAGCCCAAGAAGACCCACCGGGGTCATGAACTTTCCGTATCGGTTCTCACCTCTACCGGTTACGGCGTTTTCAAGATGTTCATAAATTGTTGCTAATTGGTCAGTAGCTATAGCGGCACCAACGACGTTCGCAGAAGATACAGATGCGGCTAACATACCCATAGCAAGCCCGATATCGATTGGGCCCTGAAAGTTAAACGGCATATAGTCCTTGTCGGCAGCGAAACCATTTACTAATGGAACGCTATCACCAGTTGGTGAAAACAACAGATCGTGAGATAACGACGACATATTCAACCCACTCCTCACCTTCGCAGGGTCGGCATCCCAAACCTTCTTCATGTCCTTGTAAGCAGGGTCCAATGCCGCTGCGCCGCCCCTGACTAGCGATGGAATTGTATTTTTCACCATTTTCCAAGCTATTTTGGCGAAATCAGCCATTATCTTATCGGCGATATTTCCAAATCCAAACGAAGTTTGATCTGAATTTAATATATTGAAAAGATCTCCGGGTGGTGCTGCCGAAAGGTCGGTCGATCCTGCTGGGTTTTTCAGTCCCAAAACCAATCTTCTTACCGCTCCCCGTGTTGGGTCCATCATCGTTGATAATTCTTGATCAGGGTCCAATATTACTTGATTGTATATCATGAATAAAGCCTGGTACCTGTCAAGCGGAAATATAAAATCAAACAAATATTCAATCTTTGAGTCGGGTGATGCCTCTATTCTTCTAATGTGTTGTCGGTCATCTCCAACAGTTATCTCTTGTTTGCGACCCAACCCGAACATTGCTGCCGCCAGGACATCGTCGGTGCGGTGATACTCTGGTCTCATCTGCCTTGGATTATCGATAGTGAGAAGCATCTGTGCAAGTTCTTTTGGGCAATAATCCAGTTCTACTTCCACTAATGGAGTTGGAAACATAATGTTTTGTGGTTTACCAGCAGTCATAATACCCACTTGTTCTGAGTCTGTCACCTCTCTTGTTACTACACCCTCGTCATTAGCAGAATAAGTTGCAGTCTCTTCCATCTTTACAAGATGAGACGTTCCCATCGCATATGCGGGGTCCGTTTTCCACCTGATTGGGTCTTGAGTTTGGCGGTTCATCTCACTGATGACATCCTCGCCTGATTCGTCGCGCTCAACAATATAAAGATCTTCCTCTATAATTCTAGGACCTCGAATATACCCAAATCTAGGATTTGTATCCGCTATATACGATCTAGTTTTTGTTGTCAATCCATGAAGACTCATATTTAAAGTTTTTAGATTGTTTATCAATCCCCATTGGCGTGCGCCCTCTGCCACAGCGTTGATAGCAGCCTGTGCTTCCAGAACGCGACCTTGCAGGAAGAGTGCCTGAATCTCAGCCGGGGATAACTCTGACCCCGGAATAAGCTCTGGGTCGATCTGGAATTGCTCTATCATGTCCGGTGCCCAGAATTCCTCGGAGTCAATGCCGCCATTGCCAAAAATGTCTGTTTCGTTTATCGGTTTTAAAGAAGGGTCTGGGTCTATCCGCTCCATGGCTCTTTGAGAATATTCTTCAGTACTGGGGACAAACACCAATCTTAATCCGACCTTTAAATTTCCGAGAGTGTACATGCTATCCACAAATTCAATCTCATCCGGATATGTCGTGCGCCAGGCTTCAAGTGCTGGACCTTCTAGGTTCATTGATCGGTCTATGTGGTCCGAGAAAAGTTTTAATAACTCATTCAATTCGTATTGATTAAATACTCCCTTATATGCTTCTATGCTTATCTCAAAATCAGGGTCAGCGTCAATCATCTTTTGAACAACACTTCGTGGTGGCGCATCGCCGGGGATGCCGAAGGATGGGAGTCGAGGAGAGATGTGCGTGTTGATAACATTTTCTGAAAATCTGAAATACTTTTCTAGAAAGAAAGTTGGTTGACTTAAATCTTCAGGGTCTTCGTAGACGCCTCCAAAACTAGAATGTAGTGGAACCATTCCTCTGCGATATCCCCTGTTCTCATATCTACTCGGTGTTATGTGTTCTAATGATTGAACGGCACGAATATTTGAAGTCAACTCATTAAAAAAGTCTTCTTTAAAAGAATTGCATCTTGGCTTGAAGATTTTGTTTGCTGCTTCTATGATCTCTTCTTCGTCGAGAACACTATCGATAAGCACAGAAACTGCTCGGTCGAGGTCAGTGCGGTTTGCCAATTTTAAAATTTCTGATTCGAAAACTTCCTTACTAAGCTCGTCAAGAGTCAGATCCGCCTTTAAAGAAGATATGAGGTAGCTCTTAAGATAATCATTAACGATGGGTTCTCCACTTAGCATGCCTGCCCCAAATCTAGAAAAAACGTAAAGACCCTTCAACATAAATTCTATAATATAAGTCTTAACATAAACATATGTTAATTGAGAAGTCATGCTGTTTTCGAGAGGACCGGAAGAAGAAAAGTCTCTTTTTATTGGATCATTCTCTGGGAGATCCAGCATCTCCTTATACTTGTCCATGATTTCTTGTCTCATTTTCTTAAAACTGATTACATTTCTATTCCTTGCATAACAAACAACTTGTTCATCTTCAGAAACAGGTATAAATTCTGCAGAGATTCTGTCTGCCAAATCTTTTATTTGCTCTACATCAAAATATCTGGAATTTCGAATACCTTCTCCCACCTTGTCTAGTAGCATATTCGCAGTCACCCTGTAAGAGTCTTGCGGATGGGTGACCGATTTTCCAAGACCACCATTTAGTTTATTCCACAAACTATTTCCGTGTCCGTTTACCCTTCTTGCAAGGTCGAGGCGGCCGCCTTGTCCCATATTCGGATAAACTCTTTGAAGAGTATTTGACCAAGAACTTAAAAACATTTCTGAAAAAGCACCAGAACGTAAGTGTTTTGGGCCCTCTTGCCTGGAGATGTCTCTTGCTAGCAATCTTGTATTAATAGTCTCTTCTGACAGGTATCCGTTGTAGGTTTTATTCTCCCAAAGCATCTCCGGTTCTCCCAAGTTAAAAAATAGTCTACTTGGTCTTTCCAAGCTAAAGCAATCTCTTATGTCTTCACCTTCAAAGTAATTTTCTTGATAAATCATATCTTTTTCAGATGGAAGCTCAAACTTGACGAATCTCTCTTGTATTTCTTGTAATTGCTCTTGTTCTAGTATGCTCCTCAACACAGGAGACGGCTTTACCTCATCTTTGAGATTCCTCATGGGAAAAGTTAAAATATCTTGCATAAGAGCACTGTCAGAAGGGTCGGACAAATCGAAGAAAGCTGGCTCTTTATCCTCACCGGCCCCCGTTTGAAGCTGCTCAAACGTCACTACTTTATGTCCTGCGACGCGATCAACATCCATTCGCCCTGGCTTGGGGATACGCTGCACATCGGCAGTCTCTTGTGTGATTACCTCCTCCATCTTTGCGATGGCGGCGGTGCGACCGGCGTTATCATTAGCCCAAGCCCCGCTGCCTGTTTTCAAGATGTTCGCACCTTTCCAATATATTGCAAAGCCGTTGCCTTTTCTGCCAATCGTAAACCCTAGTTGATTAGCGTCGTTTATGTCAGCCGCTTCGCCCTCTGCTGTTTTGAATCGGCCGATGCGCTGGGTGGTGCCGATGGACTCATAGGTTTCCCATTCATAATGATATAGGTTTTCTCGGGCTCCAGTGTCCGGGTTCACGAGGTCTAAACCAACAGTGTCGTTGTAATCACTCAGAGAATTGACAAGGGTACTAAGGTTCCTGACTCCGGATGCGCCTGCCGTCGACAAAGCCGCGACAGCTTCTCTGATTTTTGTTACACTCTGGACTCTAGGAAGTGTCGACTTAATGTGGTTTGCTACAAACTGGTACCGTCCGCCCTCGACAGGATTATATCCAGGGTCGCCGGGAACCTTCTGGGACGTATCCATTTCAAACAAAGAAGGAACAAAAAATGATAAATCATTTTTAAAAACAATCGCTATATTGCGTACAACAGACTCTATTGCTAAACTTGCCATCTTATTTGAGCTATCCGTATCATATGGTCCTGGAAGGTTCATTTTTTCGAGAAGAGAGTCCAAAGGATTATTCTCCATCAATTCCTTTAAGGCGGCGCGACGCTTCTCCGAATCGACAATGGCACGAGAAACTTCTTCCGGAGTGGCGTTTTGAGATAACAATTGGTCCCTCAACGTAGGGGATTCGATGTCAGGACAAAGATCACCGACGACAACGTTAGCAGAGTTTGAAAGCTTTGCGCATAATTCCGGATCTATAAACCGACCCAACAATCCAAAAAACTCTGCAATTAAAGATTCATTCTTTAGGTGCTCACTTAGTCCTGAATAATGCTTTTCCATCAATTCTTTTACTATTATTAATGTCTCTATATCTGCCTCTCCTTCCAACAAAGAGCACATTTCCGGTGGCGTAAGAGCCTTTGCGAGAGTATCAAATAAATCCGCAAGGTCCGAATAAGATTCGACTGGAAGGTCCATTTCATCCAGTGCGTTGGCGGCGTCCTTCATCACTAGCAATTTCTTATCTGTGCCTTCTTTCTTCCCCCATGCATCGTCCCACAAAGAGGCACCGTAGTCCAACAAGTCTGAACAACTGGGGAATTTAATAAGGTCCAATATTCCTCTTACCAAGCCGCACAAAAATGCGATTAACATTTCTAATAATGCTGCTTCAATCATTGGAATGAGTATCCTTAACGGATCCCAACGGGGCATTTTCGGCATTGGTGGCATTTTCCAATCAAAATCCCAGTCAAACTTTATCGGCCACGGGATTGCTGGTATACAAGACGCATAACTACAAAATAATGCCGCGAAATCAAACTTATCTAGAAACTCCTGATAAAGCTCTTCTAAGGTACAAAGGTCTTCTTTCGGGATCGGATCAATAATACTATATGTCTTTCCCTTTTCGAACCTTATCATCCCGTCCCTGAATAGTGTTGATTTTGGATTCTTGCCGTCTAAATTCCAGTCTTCGTTTGCCTTGTCTTGCCATCTCTTTATGGGTCCAAAAAATTTTGCCTCCGATGGTAAATTAATTTGCGATTTTGCATTAGCCTTCAGTATTATTACATACGGAGTTGTGAATTGTTGGATAACCTCAAACATATTCTCTCTCGGTGCTCCCAGAAGCTCTTCAAAGTCCTCTAGGCATATTCTTGCGTCCTCAATTGCCGCCTTATATAAATCGTCCAAATTCATCAAATAATTCATTGTTCGTGGATTATTCCACGGATGTTTCTTGTGCATATTTTTTGTGGCTCGCTGAAGAATCTTTTGCACTTCAAATTCTCCAGGCTTCTTATATGTGATCATGACAGGAACTACACCGGCACGATCCTCGACCGTCTTAAGCGGTTTTTTAGAGACCTTTCTTTCCATCAACACTTCTTCAAAAGTAATCTCTATTTCGTCACCCATCTTTGGGTTGGAGTATCCGTTAGCTCTTAGGATTGTTTTAAGGGCAGTGAAAGCCTCCTTAAGATTATCGGCTTCCTTCTTAAAATCAATTTGAGGGCGCATGCGGCCGCCTTTAATCCTCCACGTCCAAAGGTCCGCGCTATATTTCAAAAACAGATCTCTTATTTTCTCAATTTTGTCTTCCATATACCTTGGTTCATATGTGACCGTCGATGGAAGGCTTTCCCTTCTTATATCCATCGATGCCAATGCTGCCTGAAATGCTCTTTCCTGCTTCCTACTGACTCTGTCTCCGAATCCACTCAATTGCTTGAGAGCTTCCGCCTCTGCGTCGCGAGCGTACTTTTTTGCCATCCCGAAAGCTGCTCCGACGCCCTTCTTTACTGCTTCGGTTTTGTTTTCTGACACCCAATCAATGCCCTCTGTTACTGCCTTTCCTGCGTTATTAACTGCATCGATGGCGTCGTTTGCTCTATCGTGGGCGGCCGAAGCTAGCTCTTCAGCCATTTCATCAGCTGCAGAAACCGCTTCAATAATCCGCTTACCAGTTTCTCTTATTTCCCCAATTAGTGCCCCAAGAGTCATAGCTTGAGTTGGCCCAGGAGGATAAGTAACTTGGTCTAGCATCTTCTTGTTGACTCTTATTGTAAACTTAAATTTTGAATTTGGTCTCCTAGTTGGGCTATGAATTTTGTGGATAGAGGCAAATATAGTCCATGCGCCTTCTTTCAAATCCTGACCAAATAAAACGTCTACAGGTGTGTCTTGACCCGCCAAAGCCACGTTTGCAGCCAACGGCAGTTGCTTTATCGTTAACGTATATTCTTTGTCTTTCGGAATAGCCGTTGTTTCTATTCTATTCTGGTAATATAACACAGGCGCATAAACATTGTGAGACGACTTGCTCCCCTTCACTACCCAAGAAGTGTATTTCCCATAATGGTCAAAGATTTTCTCTGTCCCTTCTCGCAAAGCAATTTCGGACTGCTTTCTTAAGAAGTTCTCGTAAGATCCTTCACGAGCGGAATTGATATCTCTTCTGGTTGCGTTAGAGAACCATGTACAGTAATAGTAATCAGGATCCTCCCACGGATCAGACTTAACGTCTCCGGGCTCTCGCTCTCCCAATATTGCTAGAGGGTCAGCGGCTGTTCCCCTAATCGACCCTTGAATGTCTCCTAGTTCATCTAAAACCTCTGTAACCGCAGATGTTAGACCCTGCCTCTTCATAATAATGTAAGATAAGGTGTCCACTCTCCCGCGTTGAGTGATCCACAACGGTGACTCAACAAAGTGCGGGTCATGAAAATCCGTAGTATATTCACCCTCGTCTTGTTCTAGTCCCAGAATATCCTTGCTGTTGTCCTGTTGCCACTTCTGTAATCTCTTCTTTGTTTCCTCATCGAAGATGTCGCCGGATGAAAACGGTAATCCCAAGAATTTTTTGATAACTAAAACTTGAATACTTTTATCGTTCTTTTTAATCGGCAGTTTAAATTCTAGACTTCTCTGTTTAGAATCAACAATGATGAATCTTTTTGTTGCCAATATCGACTGCTTCTTGCCTAATATTTCTTGTATCTCTTTGTCTGATTCGTCATAAAGTTCTTGAAGTTGAGCTTGTAGTTGCTCTCCTAAAATTTTATGTGGTTCGACTAGTTCACGCTGTTCTTCCACTTTGGAAAGTATGCTTCCGCGAGCCTCACCGTCGGGTTCTCTATTCGCCCGGGATGCAATGTTATCCAGTTTTCCAATGATCTCACGAACCTTCTTCAATATTCCGGCTTCAAGAGGGTCATCTGCCATAGATAACTCGTCGAGTTCAATAATCAATACATCAATATCTATTAATTCCTCTTCCAGTCTGGCCATCACTACATCGTTTCTATGAGCCTGACTCGTAGCTAGCGAAGGAACACGGATTCTATTTTCCGGAATGAAGGTTTTGGATGTTTGCTGAGAGCCGGTATATCGATTCGGTTCTTCATATACGACATTAATTGATTCAACATGATCCCACGCCTCACTTATCGGAGATCGCCTAATGGTTATCATGGATATTCCGTAAGCAGCATACTCGGGACTAATTTGACGAGCTGTTTGTCCTCCGTCTAAATCAGCCTGTGACTCGTTATAATAGTGAATCAACCTTTCAATTTCTGCTTCT